TTGTTGATCTGCTGATGTATCAGAATCAGATTCAGTATCACCAGATTCATCTACTGATGTATCTGTGTCCGTAATAGTTTCTATTTGTTGATCTGCTGATGTATCAGAATCAGATTCAGTATCACCAGATTCATCTACTGATGTATCTGTGTCCGTAATAGTTTCTATTTGTTGATCTGCTGATGTATCAGAATCAGATTCAGTATCACCAGATTCATCAACCGGCGTGTCTGATTCCGTTTCTGTTACAGTTTGTTCATCTGTAACATCACTTGCATCATCTGAAACTGGTTGTACTTCATCTTCAACCTCAGAGTCTGGTGTCTCAGTCGTAATTGGGTCTTCTTCTGGTACTTCACTAGGGGTTGTAGTTTCGTCTGACGCATCTTCTGGTGTTTCGGTATCAGTAACACCTTCAAGTTCAGAATCAGAAACCACATTTCCATCAGATACAGTCTCTGAAGATTCGTCTTCCTCATCTAAAGAGGGCGAAAGTGTAGCATCCGTATCATCATCAACGCCAGCATCTGAAGACTCTGTGGTGTCTGTGGCATCGTCTATTGTTGCATCTGGAGACTCAGTAGTGTCTGTGGCATCGTCTACAGTTGCATCTGGAGACTCAGTAGTGTCTGTGGCATCGTCTATTGTTGCATCTGGAGACTCAGTAGTGTCTGTGGCATCATCTACAGTTGCGTCTGGCGACTCAGTAGTGTCTGTGGCATCGTCTACAGTTGCATCATCTACTGAAGTTTCTGTGACCTCATCATCGACACTTGTATCAGAAGTTGTTGAATCTGCACTATCTTCTTCGACAACTTCTCCATCACTTCCAACTGAAATTTGTTCGTCTGAAGTGGTGTCCTGCGAATCTGCTGTTTCACTGGCAGCATCCAACTTTTCTTCCAGTTGCTGTTCTTCTGGAGACTCTTCTGTTCTTTCTTGTTCAACACCTTCTGTTGTTTCTACTGTGGTATCAATATCTGCAGTAACTTCTTCTACTACATCTTGTTCTTCTGAACTATCTAATGTAGAAGTTTCTATTACATCAACGGTTTCATCTTTTGCCTGATCTAGTGTTGATAGCGTTTCAATTGTTTCATCAGTTTCTGGTAAAATAAATGTTTCAGTTAAAGTTTCTTCCAAAAATTCTTGTATTACTGTTGAAAGACTTTCTCTGACCAATTCTTGGGTTATATTTTCTAATTGAATATTTTCTAAATCTAATAAAATATCTGGAGTTAAAAGACTTTGAATATCTTCTAAGTTTTGAATTTCTGCAGTTTTTAATTCTTCGGAATCACTTAATTCCGATAATACTTGAATTAGAAAATCTGGAGTTATTTCTTCGGAAAAAGATTCTAATTGATTTGTTAAAATATTTTCTAGGTCAGAAAAGAGGTCTGATAGTTTTAATTCTTCGTTATCTGTTAATTCTTCTCTAACCTGTTCTAAAAGAGCCTGTTGAATAGTATCTGAAAATGTATCTGGTGTAGATGTTTCTGGAGAATCAGTAACGGTAAGTAATTCTTGTTCAGAAGTTTCTACAACCTCATCTTCCGCAAATGTGTCTGGTGTAGATGTTTCTACAACTTCATCTTCTGTAAATGTATCTGATGTGAATGTTTCTGGAGAGTCTGTTACTGCCAACAACTCTTGTTCAGAAGTTTCTACAACCTCATCTTCTGCAAATGTATCTGGTGTAGATGTTTCTGGAGAATCAGTAACGGCAAGTAGTTCTTGTTCAGAAGTTTCAACCACATCTCCATCTACAAATGTTTGTTGTTCAGAAGTTTCTACAACCTCATCTTCTACAAATGTTTGTTGTTCAGAAGTTTCTACAACCTCATCTTCTACAAATGTTTCTTGTTCTGAAGTTTCTGGAGAATCAGTAACGGCAAGTAGTTCTTGGTCTGAAGTTTCTACAACCTCATCTTCCGCAAATGTATCTGGTGTAGATGTTTCTGGAGAATCAGTAACAGCAAGTAGTTCTTGTTCAGAAATCTCTAAAACTTCATCTTCTACAAATGTTTCTTGTTCTGAAGTTTCTGGAGAATCAGTAACGGCAAGTAGTTCTTGGTCTGAAGTTTCAACCACATCTCCATCTACAAATGTTTCTTGTTCTGAAGTTTCTGGAGAATCAGTAACGGCAAGTAGTTCTTGTTCAGAAGTCTCTAAAACCTCATCTTCTACAAATGTTTCTTGTATAGAAGTCTCTAAAGTTTCTTGAACCAATTCTTGCGTATAATCTTGAGATTCTTGTGTTTCTAAAACGCTATCAATCTCCGCATCCTTTGCGGTAATAACCTCTGTAATCTCCGCACGCTCTTGGACTGTTGTTTCTACAATCTCAGTTTCAGAAGTTAAAATTGTATCTCTAAATTCTTCGAATTCTTGGGCAAGTAGAACCTCTAAATCGCCAAGGGCCTCTTGATATACTTCAGAAAAATTTTCTTGAATGAGTGTAGATAGTTGTTCTTTTACACTTTCAAAATCTACATCTCCAACATTTAATTGGTTTATGATACTTTGGAATACAGTCGTATCAGAATCGGTTAATGTGGGAGATGTCGTATCAATCTTTTCAAGATCGTCATTAGTCGATGAAGTTGATCTATCTGTATCAAAGTTTGCAACCTCTGGATCATTCAATTCAACAATATAATCTATTGTTGTACCATCTGCAATAATACTATATGTATTGGATTGATTTAGAGTTGGATTTTCTAATGATAATTGTAATACATCATTATTAGATATTGTTGTGCTTGTGCCTTGACTAGTGCCATTAACAAGAATCTCTCCAGCAGAAAATGACAATGTTATAGAAGATGTAAGTCCAGAAACAAATACTATATTTGATAATACAGTAATATCCCAAGAAGTTGTTGTTGCATTATAAGTGTATGTAAGTCCATTTTGTTCAACAACTTGGCCATCAGATGGGGTATTGATTCCAACTGGAGAATCAATTCCAACCTTGACTTTTATTACATCGTTAAATAAAAATATATTTTCTACAGACATTTTTCTTTGGTATAAAAAAAGGGGAGACTTTATGTCTCCCCTATATTTATGATAATTTTATCAATCTTTAGAAATTATGAACCAAAGTTTACATAATTCCCTTTCCAAGAAGAACCAACATTCTTAGTGAATGTGACTGCTCCTGCAGCAAGCGTTCCTACAGTAGAACCACTACTTCTGACAGTAATGGAACCGGCACTAGAAGAAACTTCAGTCACTGTGAGTGTAATCGTATCACCTTCTACTGTAGTTACTGATGCAGTAGCACCTACTAAAATCTCAGAAGAGATACTAGTGACAGTCACACCAGAAATTGTGGTTGTACCGACATTAATTGATGTATCATCGGCAGTAACTAAATCACCTGAGCGTTCACCATCATCGAATGTATAGTCTACTCCTCCAAGAGTTTCAATAGCACCGTTAACAGCACCTGTTGGGAAGTTATCAGAAATTCCCCTTACATCTCTTGGTGTGTAGTCACTATATGATGGTCTGATTGGGCCACCTCTTGTTAAGAGGAAGATTCTCATACCGTTACCAAATGGTTTAGTAGACATCATACCCACATAAGTTCTATGTGTTGAGTTTTCTGTTGTGTCAAATGCATCAGTTGTTCCATCCGACTGTTTCACATTGTGCCAGAAATACTCTCTTCTGAAGTTGAGTGGATCAGCATTAGAAGATGTAGATGCAGTACCACCTTGTGGACTTAATGTACTAACATGTTGTCCGTCAAGGTCATATTTAGTTGCAGATGTCTTAATAATACCACCTTGAGTAGAACTATCCGCACCAGCGATACAGATCAAGTCTGCTTCTGCGTCACTATAGATAAATCTTTGTGATGCAAGTGGTGTTGGGAAGTTAAAGATAACAGTTTTATCCTGTGTAATCGATAACTGTTCAACAGGGTTAATACATGCAGGACTGTCAACCTGTGGTGTAACAGCAGAGACATGATAATCCCATGGTTTGAACACATCGTTTTCACGAACAATAAATCTGTAGATACCTTTTGCAACTTTGTGAATATCGTTCCAGATTGCAGGAATATCTCTGTCTTCTGGAAGTTTAATCAAGTAAGTTGATCTACCAGTATCTCTTTCTTCCACATCATTATAGTTTTCATATGAAATCTTAACAACTGTGGCAAACTCTAGAGGTTCGTTAAACTTAACTTTATCTGTTGTCAATGAATATGCATACATTGGTTTTTGAACACCAAAGTATTCTGTAGAACCACCAGTCGTACCAAATTCAATATTACCATTCGCATCGAATTGATAATTTTGTCCTTGAACCGCAGCATCTGCCTCTTGTCCATCAACAAATACTTTAAGTCTGTTAACTTCAAAGAGTGGGTTAGATGCAGTACCGTATCTACCAAAGAAGTTGGTATACTCGTTATTAAATCCAGCACCTTCCCATGCATACTCGTAGATGAATTGGTCATCTTCTGGCATAGTATCGATTACAGAAAGAACTCTAAATCCAAATCCTGCAGTTTGTGCAGTTGCGGTTGTAAGTTCATCTCCAACCTTTACATCACCAGTAGAACCAGTTCCATCTAGTACAATAAAGTCTTGTCCAATACCACCAGTTGCACCAGTTTGGATTGCAGTACCAGCAGCATCAAGTGCAAGTTTGTGTCCAACGGCATTTCCACCAAATGATGAACCACTAACAGGAACTAGTGTTAAGTCTGAAATACCACCTACTGCACCAGCAAACTGTCCTGCAGTTCCAAGAAGAGGATTCGCACCTGTACCAGTTGTTGCACCAATATCTAGGTTATCAATGAAAAGAACTCTACGTCTTCTCTTTGCAACAAGTTGTTTTGCAGCAACAGATGTTGGTGTAAAGATTGCAACTGTTGAACTGATTGGAAGTTCTCTTGCTTGTCCGTTTGCATCAGTCGCAGGCGCAACTTCAGTTTTACTTACAAACTGGAAGTCATCATTGTAGTCCAAGAAAGTATCAACACCATCAGAACTTCTGTGACGAACTCTATATGTACGCAAACCTAACTGAGCAGGGCCCTGCATTTGTGTTCTTGCAACAGAGAAGTTTTTCAAACCTTCACCAGTTGCATCATTAATTAATGTCCAAGAAGACGGAGCACCATTAGTATCTGCGATATCATATCTTGAACCTGCACCAGTACCATTTTCAAAACCAGTAATATAGTCACCTACTGGAACAAATGAACTACCATATGCAGAACCAAAATTCAGTGCAAACGCATCTCTGTCTGCGGAAGTAATATTACTTTGGACAACTGCAAGTTCTGCAGTACCCAATCCACGGTCGGTGGGGCCCGCCTGGAAGTTTGCGGCATTAATCTCTGGGAATTTATAGTAGTCGTTAACAACTGTAAATCCAGTTGCGGAATCTGTTCCTAACGCACCATGATCGGCAAGTGGAACGTTTGCAGTAGAAGAAGTGTTCAGATATGAAAGTCCTCTACCGTATGCTTCTGGGATAAATGCAACAGGTCTTGAGTCAGTAGGAATTGTTACATTCACTGGAAGTCCCGGCTTCAGTTTTCTACCGTTTACATCAAAGATTTCCAATTCATCCAATGACTTAGATGTGACTGTCGTTGCACCAGTAGTTGTATCCAACTCTTCACTAACCTCTGCAAAGAAACCGATATTAAAATCTGATGTTTCTTCTGGTCTAGAAGATGGAGAATACAAGCAGTGAACTGGAGACTTACCATCTTCGAATTCAATTTTACCAGAAATGTTATTAACATGTCTTTGAACAACAAACCATGCATAATCGTCATCTTGGTCAACAGAGGCCTGATCGAATACAAAAAGTCCAGTACCGTGGTCAGTACAAGTCAAACGGAATGCGATTGGATATGTTGGTTCTGTATCATCTGTAGTCTTACCTTGTCTACGGAAGAATCCAGATTTTGCTTTGTTACTATCATTTGAGAAGTTATAGTAAATTTCACTAAGTTCTCCAGGCTGTCTGTAAACTGCCTGTTTGATACCGTCACGACCTTGTCCTTTTGAAAGGTCTCCATTATCTTTAATTTGCAATGCAGTAGCAACATTTACATAAAGATACTCGTCTCTAGTGTCATAGAAGAAACGCATTCTCCACTTCTGTGGTTTACGAGCATCTTTAACTGGCTGAGTCAATGAAACTGAAGTTGGAATCGCATCTGTAGCACTATTAATTTCTTTCTTGGATGAAAGTAAGTCTGTACCTTTTTCCGATTCAACAACAAACATATCACCAATTCTTTTAATCGATGACATCACATTTCTGTGGTTCTGTTGTCCGTTATTTCCAACAGGGATTGCTGTATTACTATCAGAGTCTACAAAAGGATAAACGATATTATATGGTTGTGCTTCGAAATCGGATACAGGAATTGCGAGTCTCCATTTTCCTGTTGCATATGATTTATCTCCTGCAACCATACCAGTAATTGGTTCACCATCGGTTGCATCTTCATATGTAAATGGATTACTTTCTTCATTATTTGTACTTGTCATTTCAAGAGTTGCAACATATGGATTTAATGTATGTCCATCACCAGAAACTCTAAGAATTGCAGTACCAGAACCATTTACTTCGATAATTCTCTTACCATCATCTGCAGCAGTAAAACCGTCCTGATCGGTTACACCAAATTGCACACCAGCATCGTCATAAAGTTCTACAATTGCACCATCAACTGCACCACCCTTAATTACAAGAGATGCAGACCTTTGAGGAACACTAGAAAACGCAGAACTATAGTAGTTGCCATATGGGTGTAAACATAAATCTTTTGCAAGAGTTCTTAAGAAACCGTCACTTGCAGAAGGATCTTTGTCAGTATCGATGAAGTATTCTAAAAGAACTGTATCACCAACTTGAAAAGACTCACTTCTCCATGTTACTGTCCCATAATCAAATGCAAGTTGGGTTGATGTTGTCACTGCTTCTACAGTGATTACCAAATCACTCCCACCATCGTTTCCAAGTTCTGTGTTTGGAATAGTAATAGTATCGCCAATTGTATAAGTTTCACCGAACTCCAAAGGAACAACTTTTGTTACTGTACCGCCGGCATCAACATATACTTGGAATTTTGCACCACTCCCAGCAACAGAATCTGTAGTTGTTGTTGCAACATAATAGACGCCTGGTCTATGTCCTGTTTGTCCACTAGTGATGTTTACGGAAGTAAGTGCGCCAATACCTTCAAAGAACGAAACATAAAACTGTCCTTCATCTGGACTTTCATCAATTTTTGCACTTAAAGTTTGTGCAGCAGCTGCATCGTAATTGTTACCAGAAGAAACAATATCAACCGAAACAATTCTACCAGAATTATCAGAAGTTGCAGTTACAACTGCAGGAGTTAATGTTCCACTTGTTGGTTCGCCACCTCTAATATTTACATTAAAAGTTGTATTTGGTGCATAACCAAAACCACCATCAAGAACGTTGATAGATTGAATTGCACCGTTTGCATCTAATTGAATTGAACCAAGAACAGAAGGAAGATTTCCGTTTCTATATGTTTGTTTTAATGGGCGGGTAACAGTCGTAACAGTACCACCAACAAACACTCTTCTCTGTGAAGATAATGCGTATGGTGCGATTCTGTCAAATTCGTGTTGCGCCGGTTTTGAAAGCCTTGTATATGTCTGATTGAAACTATTCAAAAATTCGAACTTCTGTGCGTATTTCTGCTGTTGCATAGATACCATTTCGTTTCTTTGAATAGAAAATCCACCAGAAAGGAACTCTGTCGATAATGCAGTAGTCATCTAATAATTCTCCTTTGAATGTTTTTTCTTATATTTATAACTTTAAAGTGTTTCAAGTATTTATACCCAGTTTATGTAATTATTTTATTTTATTTTAACTTCCTAGTGTCGACCCAGGCGCTGTTCCAGGCGTTACATCACTGTATCTAATACTAGAACCAGTAACTTGCATAAACACTCTCATACCATTTCCATTCGGTAATGTTGCAGACATTCCTTCATACTTTCTGGCATTTTTTCTCCAAATATACTTAACCCCATCGGGGCCTTCATGTCCTGCATATCTTGTAACTTCATTAGGAGAAGTTGAAGAAATTGAGGCAGGAACAAAAGAACCACCTCTAAATTCTTCGTTTACTCCATCCGAATCATCATATTTGTTTATTTCTACATGTCCTGACTGAGTTGAGAAATCTGCAGAAGAAATACAAATAATATCAAGTTCACTTTGTGGATAATAGAATCTTTGAGTTGTTATCTGAGTTGGGAACGAGAAAACAAAATTTCTATCTTGTGTGATAGAAAGTTGTTCCATCGGATTGATAACAGCATGAGAATCAATTTCGTGCATTGTTGCAGAAACGTGGAAATCCCATGGTTTTAATACATCTTGTTCTCTAACAACAAATCTATTGATTGTTTTTACTTCATTCATGTTTCTTTCTGGGAAATCTCTATCCTCTGGAATAGTTATGATGTATGCACCCTGAGCAGGATTTGAAGTAACATAATTTATCAAAGAAATTGTCAATTCTGAACCCGATCTTGGAGCAACTTTGAAATAAAATGTATGATTGAAGAAATCGTACATATATTCATTTCTCAAAGTATTTGGTGAGGAGAATACAGGGTCACCAGGCAACTTATTTTGCAATAGATAATTACCTGTTGTCGTAACTGCTTGTGCAGTAGTCAAACTAAAAGTTGGCGATGATGGATTTGATGCATGTTGCGAGAAAAAGTTTCTTCCAGTTGAATTATTTGAAGTTCCCGAATCAATTGTATATGGAGTTGTAAGCGTAATTTGACTATTATTCCACTCAACAGAGTTACCATCTACAGATGGGAATTTAAAGTCTGTACCAAGCGTGTCAACCCCTGCGGCGTCTAGAGATTCAATAAATCTTTGAACTGTACTTGGGTCGCCATTGTTAACCCAATCTTCATACGTTAAAATATATGCATTACTATCTCTAATTACCTCAACATCATCCAATGCAACAACCAAAGATTCAAAAACTTTGTCCATATTCCCGACAGGAGAGCCAAATAGAATATCAAGTAATGCAGAATCCGCTTCTTTATAATCAACCAAACCAACAGATTCTGTTGCAGCAGGAACACCTGTTCCACTTTGAGATGCATCTTTAAATGTAGACATTCTTTCAATAATGTTTTGTGGAAACGCAATATTTTCGGAGAATGAAATTCCTGCAGTGTTTCCAAGAACATAATTAGCCGAAATAGGAGTAGTTGCAGTTAACAAAGAACCACTTCTGTCATAATGTTCTAATACTGGAGATCCTCCACCAACCGTGACTTGTTCAAGAGCAGCGGGAGATGCGGAAGCCCCAGCAGCAAGTGAGACATCTTTTCTTCTTGGTAATGAGTTAAAACCTTGAATTTGAAGGTCAAATACTGGGTCAAGTATCTGTTCTGCCCATGTTGAACCAGAAAGTCCATCGGTTGGTACAATAATCCACTGTGGTGATCCTGATGGATTTACTGTAAAGTCTACCATAACATCACCAGAACTAGATGTTCCTTCTTCAATGGTTCCCTGTGCAGGGACAATTGGAGGGCCAGCAGCATATGTCTGTGTTGTTCCAACAATATTTGCAGCAGACCAACCACTAACAAGTAGTTCGCCATTTGAAGAATTGTATGAAACAATACGTCCACCACCTGTTTGTGCATCAGATTCCAGAATATATTTACCAGGCGTCAAAGTTTCCCCTGCGATTGCGCCAGGCGAGTTTGTAACATCCACTTGCAGTCTGTATAGTGTTTGTCCCCAAAGATTTTGATTTTCTGACATCGCATTACTAGAAAAACCTCTAGTTAAATCTACTCTTATATCGGTGTGATATAATTGTCCAAGTGAGTTTTGTGTATTACCACCAGTTGCGTATCCAAGTGCAGTAAAGTCAATAGCATTGACAATGCCATTGAATAGTCCACCATCTCTGTTAACATAGATAGTTGGTGCTTCTGATCTGAAAACTTGTCCAAGTGAGTTTTGAATTGGGGCAGGTTTACTCAAATCATCCAAATCTTGTGATGCAAAATATGGTGTCAAACTAGAAACATCTACAGGACGTTTGCATGGTGAATATACACAATGCACTGGAGATTTTTCTGTAAACTCTGGTTGGCCAGTTGTTTGGTCAACATGTCTCTGTACTACTAACCATGCATAATCATCATCTTGATCTACTGATGCATGGTCAAATAAGAAAAGTCCCAAACCATGGTTTGTAACCGTAAGTCTATAAGACATTGGATATGTTGTTGAGATTGAGTCTTCTACTTGAGTTTTTCTAAACCACTGTGATTTTGCCTTACTCATTTGTAAGATTGCACCTCTACCGACCATTGGAGAGGTATATACATCGCACAATTCGCCGGGCTCTCTATAGACAGGATTTTTAATACCATCACGGCCTTGTGGTTGTGAAATCGTAAAGTCATCTTGCAATTGATAAGCAGTTGCAACATTTACTTTTAAGTATTTTTCATCATCATTCCACTCAAATCTCATTCTCCACTTCTGTGGTTTTCTGACTGCAGAAGGAGAGAGACTTGATGCAAAACTTAAGTTTGTATCTGATAATAAATCGACACCTTTGTTAGACTCAACTAAGAATCCATTTGTAATTCTTCTCAATGCATCTTTAACATCTTCTTTATCGTTACTAACTGGAGTAGGATATATCAAATCGAATGGTCTTTGGAAGTTATCATTTTCTTGGAATGTAAGCATCCAAGATGTGCCTTCTTCTGTACTTGCCAATTCATCTTTCTGTCCAGATGCCGTAATCGCAGATGTAATATTTGGAGTATTATTTGCTTGATCGTAGAAAATTGCAACAAAACCATTTACTGCAGTACCTGTTGGTTCTCCATCTGATGTTGTTGCTTTTGAATACGCCCAGTAATCGGTGTCGGAACCATTGTTTTTCGGCCACGAATAATCATTTGCACCACCAGAAAGTGTCTCTTGTTGTGGGCCAAGTCCGTTAGGCCCCACCAATGCACCGTATGGAACATCAATTGTCTTACCCCAATGGTAAGATATAGTAAACACACATTGACTTAGGTCTGCGACCCAAGGCATTACCTCTGTTCTTTTAAATTTAAATAAAGTTGACCTTGAAACATTATTAGAAGTCGCAACCCAATCTTCTTCTGGCAAAACTCTTCCATTCAAAGAAACTCTAAATTCACCAGAACCAAGGTCAGAAATTGTAAGTGGGAAATCACCAATAATTGATGGCCATGTGTTTGAGTCAGTAGGGTCAATATTTGCAAAAGGCGTTGAACCACCCGAACCTAAGTTTAATTCTGTAACTACTTTATGTTCTCTTACAACTTTCCAAAGTTTACCAGCAACTAATTGGTCTGCTGGTGTACCATCTTCGGAATAATCTCTATTATACTGGACTGGTAATACTTGTTGATACGCAGTAAGATTTCCAGTTCCTGCGTCAATTTCATTAAGAATTTCACTTGTTGTAAAATCACTGGTAATTTCATTGCCGGGAGTACCATCTGCAGCAGTATCAAAAGTTACATCTCTACTTAAATTTAAATTAAATATTTCTGGGAATTCAAATGGATGAACTGTTAAATCGTGTGCCAGTTGGAATAAAAGTCCACCATCATTTCCTGTGAAATGTGTAACATGTTCGATATACTTGATTTCAATTACTTCTCCAGAAATAGGACTAACGTTGTCGGCAAAAATAATTGCACCGAACTCTCCTAATGCAGAATCGTATTTAATTGAACCTTGTCCTGCAGAAGTACTACCTTCCACATAAACTTTATCTCTGTATAATTCTGCATCAGTTGCAGTTACTCCAGACACCAAGGAGTTATTACCAAAACGTCTGTTAAGGTAAAAACGTGTTTCTCCAATTCTGATGTCCCACTCCCAATCCTTATCAGAAATATCAACTTTTGATCTTAAAAAATAAGTATTAGACCCACTCAGTGCATTGTGTGTTTCAACTTGACTGCGGTGAGGGACATCGATAATGTCATTTCTTTGTATGCTATATCCACTGGCAATAGACATTCATATCTCCTTTGTATTTTTCTTTATATTTATAAAAATTTTTTTGTTGTTTTACTAAATTCTCAAACTATCTTCATACTGCTGGTGTTCCTACAGGGTCATATGTGTCAAGATTGATATCACTATTAAAGATATATTGTCCATTTACTAAGACTAGTAATCTCATTCCATTTCCAAACGCCATGGTTGAACGCATTCCTTGGTATCTTCTTTTATCTACATTAGTACCATTGTATAGATATGTTGTCATTGGCACATTACTGGATTCTGCTACTACTTCTGCAGAAGAAAAACAAATCATATCCATCTCTTCTTTAGGATACATATATCTTTGTGTCGTAAGTCCAGTTGGGAAAGTGATAATAAATCTATTTTCATCTGTGATGGCTAATTGTTCTAATGGATTGATAACTGCATTACTATCTGTCTGATGTTTTGTTGCAAATTTATGCACATCAGTTGGTTTTAATACATCAAATTCTCTTACAACAAATCTCCAAATATTTTTTGCTTGCCATTCATCCGCAAGATAGTCTTCTCTATCGTATGGACTCAATATATAGAATGTTTTTGAATTGTCCATGTTTGATAAATTGTATATATTTCCCGCTTCGTCAAATACTGTGTCTACCAAATCTTCTGCAGTCTGTAGGTTTGCTGCTTGATTGGAAAAGTAAATTCCAGCATCAGAAGAATAAAAACTTTCTCTAGAACAAGAGTACATGCAGTGAACAGGGAATTTAGACGCTTCGTCAGTTCTTGGAAGTCCTGATTCATTACTTGATGTTCTTTGAATACAGAACCATGCATAATCATCTGCCTGATCTGCTGCAGCATCATCATACATATAAAGAACAATACCTTTTTCTGTCATAGTGAGTCTATACGAAAATGGGTATGTTCCTTGCAGTTCTGCATTCATTTTTGGAAATCTTTTGAACCAACCATAACCCTTTCTTTTGTTTCTAAATCTAATTGATCTGTTATTGATATATTTCTTATAATCTGTTCCAGAAGGGGCAGCTGCCTGATTAAAAGAAGAACCTGTATCTGGCATATAGAAGGTTGCAAGTGGGTACTCCGAAAAAGTATGAACTGTAGAAGAACCTGTTCCACCAGCACTAATATCTGCCTGATCTGCCGCAGCCTTGTCCAAGTATACTGGATAGTAATAACCTTGAGTTACACCATAAGTACCAGTATCTGTGTTTTGTCCAAAGACAAAATACGGCCCTGTATTTGCAACATCTGCAGTAATAGTTACATCATCAAAATGCAAGTCTGCTAGTTCTCCCGGCATTCTTATAATAGAAGTATCAACAGTTGAACCATTCTCTAATGTAATTAATCCATCGGTCGTAAGTTGTGGATTTGAAATAGTTCCATCTGTACTAATCTGATTAGATGTGCCTACATTTACCTTAAACCATCCATACATGGGATTTGGAATACCGACTGTACTTTCCCAACCACTATTTAAAATCCCATTATAACTGTAGCCTGGATGGTATTCTGGTTGATACTCTGCTTCTAATACAGTATTTCCTTCTTGGTATTGTGGTCTTCCTTGTGATGCCATTCTAAGATTCAATTGATATAATTCATTATTAAATTCTCTATCACCAGTTGTACCAACACCAGCACCCATTAAACGTGGTCTAAGGTCGAATTCAAATCTTATTCTATAATTTTGATCAATACCTCTCGCAACTGCACCAGACTTAGGCAGAATTTGATTTGTAGTCTGAAAAATCATAACATGTTGCTCTGGATTGGTTCCATCACCAACCTCACTGAAGTTTGCAACACCAGCGTATACACCACTACCACCACCATTTGCAGAAGATGGGCGGTTTAATGATATCTGACTAAAAAACTGTTTTGTTACCTGAGTTGTAACTAGAGTTTGAGTCTCATCAATTAATTCATTTCCAGCGATTGGTTCACCAGCAAATAATGGCCATTCTCTTGCCAAATCTTCAGCAAGAACGCCCATAAATCCACCACTAATACTACCATCATTACTATTTACGCCGCCGTTGCCGATTACAGAAGTAAACGAATTTCTTTGACGAGATATTCCAAAATTAGGAAAGTAGTTTGGGTCTATATTTCTCTGTGCCATTAATTTTTTTCTCTCATTACTTTATCAACTATTTATCTCTAAATATTGAAAGAATTTTTCCTGTTACAAAAGTAATTGGATGCCACACAGTACACCAAATTCTTCCTACAATATCGTCTTTCTCTTTTTCACCAATACCTAAGTGTCCTGCATAACCATCTCTACTTAAAATATACTTTAAGTGTTGCGTTCTTCTTTGCGCCAACCATCCACCAGACTTAGTTAAGGTGGTACTCTTTCTCATTCCTTTAACCCAAGGCATGAATAAGAAATGATAACCTCTTTGATGATACTGAGTCAAATGAGTCTTTGTATGCAATCCCCAAATCTTCATTGCAATTTTCCAATCATCTAGTTGTGTTTGTCTATACATTTCTGTACAAACAATTTTATCAGACTGACCAGAAGTACCACTACCTCCAGAATCACTAATATTGTCATCTCTAGTTGGGCCAATCATTGTCCCTGTCTGTCCTGTTCCAGTAGAGAACACACCATCTGGTTGATCCGCTCTTAGGGATTGAATTTCATCATGTGTCATAGGACTATCAAAATATGTTACAGTGCCAGTTGATGGTTCATAGTGAGATGAAAATGTCGGTTCATTATTATTATCATCATTTCCACCACCACCAGAATATACTGGATTTCCGTTTCCATCTGTAACAGGATTGCCATTTCCATCCGTAACTACTGTTATAGGTGCAGTGCTAGTGGTTGTAGTGGTATTAGAACCACCACCGCCACCGCCACCTGTGTCTGCAGGCGGTGGGCGAGTCCAAGTTGTTCCAGTACCAGTTCCCCCCAAAGAGAAACACGAGAAACGTGTTAGTCCACCCTCTACATAGAAGTTACCCATTGACGAAGGTGTAACTCTTAAGTCAGTATAGTCATTATCAGTTTTGTCTTCAAGTTCAAGAGTAGTCCAACTGTTATTATTATCTTCAGTTATCGGTTCACCACCCAACTTTCTTCTGAAGACCTTATATAATGTATATTTCATTTCGAATTGGCCGCCGCCACCAAATGTAAAATCATCATTGACATTCTTGGTACATACACCAAGAGCATCTTCTTCACGATCATTTCTATAATAACGATACCCATTATAATCTATAGTTTGATGCCTTTGATCATCATAATTGAATGACCATGCAGTTCCTAAAGGATTAAACCCAGTACTATCTCCAAATCCATACCAACTACCACTACCATCTGCATTGGCAACAGTTCCAAATATACCATTTTGATCGCCCTTAATCACCTCAGTTCCGTATTTGATGAATACCCTAGTATTTCCGTCTTGATCTCTACCTTGAGCCCAAACTGATGCACCACCTGTAGCGGGTTCATCACAATTACCAGAATGGAAATACTCTGGATATTCTCTCACACCTAAACTAGAACTTGTAGTTCCAGTAGTTGTTTGATGAGGCCTTCCGTCATCAATTACTCTTGTTGTCATTTTTGAGGATGCATTACTTCTTAATCCAGAAGGATTTAAGACATAGATATCGTCTTCACTCATTTTAATGGTTTGTGTACTTGCATTCGGACCAAATACAATTGATGCTGGGCCAATCCCACCAGAACCAATATTAGTAAATGTCATTGTATTCTCATACGCCGCTGACCTAGTAGTATCAAATGTAACTGTACATTTTCTAATCGGCCATGGGTCTGGACTTTGAATATCATTATCGATGTCACTTCTCTTTGCACCTGTGACAACATATTCATCTGGTGCATTCACGGGATCTGTGGATATACTAACAGATGGTAGATACCCAGCCGGTGGCGCTGGACTAAAGAACGGGCCTGGCGCATTTAAACTGTTTTCTACCTTTGCGTAATGTTCTCCATTTTGACAAAAATACACACGATATTTTTGTGAACCATTTTTTTGTAATTGGAAAGTATGAACCAAGTAATACTGTTTCCCCTTTCCAAATAAAAGAATTTCTTTTGAGGAAATCGAACCAGTTAACTCTTGATTTCCTTCACATGACACGTTAGCAACAGAGTACATAACAACCGCACCCCTATCATCAATCAGTGCAATGCCAGGTTTTGAAATTTTTGTATAGTCGTTTCCTTTAGAACCAAATACAACAACTACACCATCTCCACCATCTCCTGAGTTAGATTCGTAAGTGCCTTCTTGAGTTTGACTGCCAGGCACCAAATCTAAGTATGAAGTCTGATTTGATTGTCCACCTCTACCAACTTTAATATCAACAATATCGCCGGGCGATACCATGAAGTCTCCAAAGAATCCACTGGCAGCGGCCTGGCCACCAATAGTAGCGCTTTTCGATGTACTATTGTAATATCTTCCACCGTGTTGTCCAGCTGCACCACCCGACCCATATACTGGATTTGGTTCTGATGGACTTCCATTGGTTGGGAATTCACTAGCAACACTTGTACCAGAACCATGCCATGAAGAACCACCATCTCCACCATCATTATTAAAGAAATGTAATTCCCCCAATCCTGAACGTTCAAACCAGTAAGTATTAATTGGGAATTTTTCAACCAATGCACTTACAATATTTGCACCACTTGATGGAAGGTCTGCATGATATGATAATGGAGTACTTTGTAAGTTATCTCTTGTATATTTCAAAGAGTTTGTTGGTAAAGTAGATAATGCGTAAGTTCTATTGGTTGCAACTCCACCAGTAACACTAACCAATTGATTCTTTGTTGGTATAGTTCCCTGGCCAGGTATGATAACAGGTTCCTCTGTAATTGTAGAACCAAACTGTGCTGCATATTCGGCAGTACCCACAACATAATTGATACCTTGGAATACTGTATAATTTTGTTGACGGAAAAGGTCTCTGTCAATTACATTAGAGTTTCTTCCAACATATTTTTGATAAATTTTATCAATGGTTTCTGTATCTAGTGAAGTTTCTAATGTGAAACTATTCATTGAAACTCCACCAACACCTGTTGGTTGAGACACAGTACCACCATCCGTAACACACCAGTACCATTCTTCTTCATGATCTCCCAAGGAAGTATGATAAAATTCAACCTTACCCTCAGAATCAAAAACAAGATGTCTTGGAGCGGGGTTCGTTGAGGTTGCCGTGGCACTGCCATTAATTACCCATCTGTTATGACTCCAAATTAAAAGTTCCATTCCTGCATAATCAGAGCCAAGGTTTAATGTATATGTTCCAGATCCAGCTGGAGTTGTAAAATTAGCACCCCTTTTACCAACTGCATAATACCATTGTTCCTCATCACTTGACGACCCATGTGGCATAACAAAACGCCCATCAGACTCAACAATAGATGTGTATGATCGGAAAAAGTTTTTTCCCCAAATAAATACAGGTTTCCCAGCATCTGTAGTACCTACAGGTTCTCTGTGCGGGTTACCACCTGTGCCTGCTGGAGTTTTAAACTGGCCAGCCTTTTCTTCTGTTGTCATAAAGAACCAAGTTTCTGGGTCAGAACTACTTGGATGTACAACACTGACATTTCCATTGGTGTCGGTGTATAGTTTCTGAGATCTATAAAAATTATGACCCCAAATAAAGATGCCCTTCCCAGCTGGTTGGCCAGTTGCACCAAGTGGTAAATCGTGTGTTCCACTCCTTGAAAGGGTACTAAACGCACCTCCATCAATTTCTGGTAAAATTGTAGATGTTGTTATCGTTTTTAAATCAGTAATAACTCTAACTGTGGAGTCTGGATTCGTAATATTCAATCTACCAGATGCGAGTCTAATTTCTCCTTGATTTCCTGTTAGAGTAGGAGCACTTGAACCAGTAAAATTAACTTGACGAACACCGTCCACATAAATTTCTAATTCTGGACGAACACTCTGTGTAGTATTTTGTAAGTATGCATTATATTCATAATAGAAATTTCCACTACTTGAAACAACAAATTCGGAATCTGTTGTGGCAGAATTTGCAGGAATAGGAGTATTTGCAGTAGTAGATGTTACTTCAGTAGTTGCTGTCGATGCAGTCCAAAGTTGATATATTTCATTGCCGTCCCTGCCGGCAAATTGATTACCTCTGTAATACCTCACATTATTAGTACCAGTAAATATATATTCTCCTGTCGCAGGCAGTCCAGCGGCAACTGTACCTCGGATGTTTGTAATCGGATTCGTGAAAGTTGCACTATATACATAAGTAGTGTCACCAACGTGTTCAAACGAAACGAATGCATCTTCCACTATATTTGATGTAGTTATAGTTGTTGTTTGATTGTTATTGTCGGTTGATCCGTTTTCTGCATAAACTCTGTGTTGATAGAGATTTCCATTAGTATTGATAGTACCAGTATCGGTTCCAGTATAGTTTGGAATATTTGTTGTTGTACTTGTAGATAAATTGCTTGCCTGAGCAAGTAAATATCTAAATCCGTCTGGCGTTCCAAATGTATTTGGGCCAAAGTCTGTATTTGCATTGATGATATCAACAAAGCCAGGCTTTCCCTGTATGTAACGAATTACATCTACTACAGTGTCTGCGTTTACATGTCTAGACTTCTCTGTAGTAGAAGCATTTCTTTCCAACATACTATTGTATATTCTATCCGTAACTTCTGCAGAGACCTCTAAACTTTTAACTCTGGATATCTTATACCACTTTAATGTACCTTCAGAATTTTCGTCAATTATTTCAGAAGTCGAAGTATACACCCAACCAGAACTATCTCTAACATCTTCTGCAATATCGGTTGATGTTGCAAGAAGTTGGTTTTGCCAATAAAATTTATAACTTGAGTTATCAATTTCTAAAATATATGAACCATTGTACTTACCTTCTGCATAATCAGTCTCTGAAAACCCACCTGCAAGTGTTACTGTTCCAGTTTCCGTCTGAAGTGTATCAGTGGTTTCGCCAGGAATTGTTGTAGATTCTCCTGTTGCATTTGAAAGTTTACCACCAACGCCACCAAAGATTTTAATCTTCTGATTATTTGGCATTGTAATGGTTGTATCTTCACCATCAAATCCTTGATCTTCTGTACCTACCAATCCTTCACGAACATAATCTTCTACAGTAGGTTGGCCAGGGATATATTGTGAAGAACCAGACCCACCAGCACCAGTTGCTAAAATTCTAAGTCTTCTGTATCCCTTTGGAATTCTAATTTTCCAATCACCCGCCTCAAAGACTTGTTGATTATCTACTTTGTTAGACCAGTGTTGTTCATACCCAACTTGTTCAAATCCTTCTTCAGTTCCCATCTTGAAACTCATTGCAGGAATAGTTAACTTAACATATTCCCAATCCTGCGGAGTATCAATTCTTACAGAACCAAGTTCTTCATTTCTTGTGAAATAGGCAGTATTATTATCATTAATCTGATCCCACCTAGTCATGAATGTTCCATTTTTAAGACGCATAAATTTCCATGCGTCTTCAACACAAATAGTAGGAATTAAAATATTATAAGGAAGTGTTGCATCTGATGTTCCACGAAAATCAGAATATTTTATTGTGCGCCCTCTTGGCCCAACAGGAATATTTCTATTATTAAATCGATCTGGAACATTACCACCACCTCTATAATATTCAGACAGAGAATGGGGTGCGGAGTTATTTACTGGTTTAAACTCCGCAACAATGTGCGTCATTTTCAGTCTGCCGTCTGCTGGTATTGCCATGTTAGAATTCTCTTCTCTTACTAATTAATTAAACTTGGAATGCAATAATATCACCACTACATTCAATTTTCAGTGACTGATTTCCAGTAACTTTGAGGTCTGCACCTTCGATTGTCAATGTTCCAGACATGGTGTCGCCAGTTTTCTTGACATATCCCCCAGCATTATGATCTTGGATTAGTGGAAGAACTTGTTGATACAGTGCATTAATAGCGGCAACAATCGAAGTAGTATCACCAACACCACTGTTCAAATTGCCAAGTGGGTCTACATCAGTTGCGCCGGGCCCTCTTACAATTAACTTATCTTCTTTAGTATCTAAATCCGTTTCTATATTGTCAACTCTATCTTTAAGACTGCCATAAACTTCATCACTTAAAAGTTTTAATGTAGAATCAAGAGTGTTTATATTCTCTTTTACGGTATTATGAATAGCAAACTCATTTGCCGGCACTGACACATATACACCATCATTATTTGTGCCTACTGAGTTTTTCAAAAAGTTTTGTACATTTTCTAATCTAGTTGCTCTAGATTCTAATGCGGTAATATCGTCTTCATTGATTTTTACTGCACTATCCAATTCAACAAGATTTGTTTTTACTACTGCATTATTATCACTATCTGTAGTAAGATAATTAACACCTAAACCTTCATAGTTAAACTGTCCTGTAAGAGCTCCACCACCAACTGTAAGATTTAATCTGTCTAATAAATCAGATTTAGTTTTCAAAGTGGTATCTAAAAGACTAATTCCCTGTCTAAGACTAGTCGCAGCGGGAACATATGTTGCCGTAGAAAGTAATGAATATGTTCCGTCAGCGTTTAATCCAGCAGCATTTTGGGTTACATCTAATTCTGCCTGTAGGGCATTGTCTGCTGCAATTCGTGCATTTCTTTCTTTTTCTACTTCATCATCTGTATATTCTACAGACCATTGATTTTCTGCATTAATTGTGTCTACAAGATTATCTCTTCTCCACCCACGATTTTCTGGGTCAAGAGTAGACATGTTACCAATATTTCTAGTATTGATATCTGTATGAGTGTTTACTTCGTTGATTGCATCAACGATTGTAGACTGTGCATCAGTTTCTAAGAATGCAAGATTACCAATATTTGCAGCAGCTGCTTCCGCATATGCTTTCAAGTTATTGGTTTTGACTCTCCACTCTTCGAAAGTATCTGTTGTCAACACATCTACAATAGATGGATATTCTACGGCCATTTAAAGTTTCTCCAATATTAAGTTTAGTGTGTTTTTAATTTCATTCATTTCTTGTTGTAAATCTCTTATTTCTTCGTCACGCCTTCTAAGTGCATTAGACCTTCTAATAAAATTATTATAACCATTGTTATCAGTATTTATTATCGCTTGCGTGTTCGTATCTCTGACAAGGTCTTTATTACCTTTAACTTTTAGTCTCATTATATTCTCCAATTAAGTTGCCAACGCAATAACTCTAAAATCTCTGACTTTTGGTACAACACTGGAGTTTTTACTCTTAAGAACAATTTTGATTGATACAGAATTAAATTCTGGTAAATTTCTTACTTCATAATCAAATTCTTTATAGTCAGAAACATCTTTAGATGCCTTACCGTAAACGGTAGGACGGTCAAGTAATACATAATCAAGTTTTTCAAAATTTTGGTCTGGTGATGTTTTAATCTTATAATAAAAATCTACATCTGTCATATCTGGACGATAAACTGAACCTAAAACCTTTAGAGATGTCGATGATTGATCTAATTTAATTTCTCTAGTTATATACTTGGTTGCTGCTGAACCACCGTGTGGATTCGTTTCATCAATAAATCCAGTATTGACATGTCCTCGTACTCCAGCAGGAACACTTTCTGCACTATTTGTTACATTGGATACCAAGACAGCTGCAATTCTTTCTAAGTCGATAATAGGACTTAAATTATCTTTATTAGAAACTAAATCTACTTTCCAAATCAATGACTTTTTATCAAGAGAATTCGAAGATGTGTCGAAAAGAGTCTCATTGTAATTATCTGCAACCATCATTGGTCTATTAAATGTGTAGTTTTGGTTTGGAGTAATTCCTCTAAAACTTAAATCTTTGACTCCTGGCGCCTCAGTCGAATCTTGCGATGTACCTGTTAGGGCCTTAAATTTCATCGAAATACCAGTACCAGCAAGTTCAACAGATGTAATATTGGGTTTCATTAAATCATATTTAACATTAGTACACCAACTGGCGGGTTTCTTTTGTCTAAACTGCGTAAATGTATTTGATGCAGGAGTAAACACAGAATCAACTGATGGAATAGTTCCACCATGAGCGATTCTTGGTGTTTGTACCCCTTCTGGATAGAAAAATCCTCTCATATCAATGGTAAACGAATTATATGTTGTTGCAACAACCAAATGCGAACCATTTAAATCTGCTGCACTGTATTGGTCGTAAGTTCCATGGAAATTTTTAAGAGTGACATAATTATATCCGTTTGGTTGCCAGAAACTTGTAGGAACACACCCAGAACTATCATTTACTTTAAATGTAATGAGAGAACTATCTTTATGGACAAACATCGAATTATCATCGAATATTCTCTCCATAACATTAATGTCTGACATTCCAACATCAATTTCGGAATTTGTAAAGTATAGACTACTATCTCTATTAATATCAAATTTCGCCCTAGAAATTGTGAATTTCAAATCTTCCATTTGTTCTGCAGTCCATGTAGAAGCATTTTGCGATTTGAAGAAAACACCAGCGTAAGGTTGTTCCGAAATAATTCCAGATCCATCAAGTGCCTCTTGTCCTAGTGTTGCAACATGAACTCTGTATCCTTGCGTATTTGCAATCAATACGAGACAATACTCTTTTGCTTCTTCCAAATATACTGGTTCGTCAAAGGTAAATATTGTTTCTAAAGAACCATCATCTGAAATTTGAATTAAGTCCTGTCTTGGATCCAACATCTTTTCACCAAGTACATATTGGCCAGGATAACCATTCACCATATTTCTTATTTGTAAAGTTACTGGAACAACCTCATCTTTTGTAGAGAAGAAAATTTCTGCACTTGTGATAAAGGCACCTCCCTCTACATCAACTAGGAATGATTGTGCGAGTGGGTCACCCCAACCACGAACTTGTCTCCAATTTCCAAAAGTAGTAGTTGGGTCGGAACGTAATTCTGAAACAACATCTTCTGATTGAGTGGTTGTAGTATCAACAATTTCAACTGTTCTTGTATTTACGGTTGTTTTTTGTCTAGTTTCAATAATACCTCTTGCAGTATATGTTGCACTCGTATCTGTATCAGAATCATCTAGATTACCATTTTGCTGATCGCACAACTTAAATGTTCTTTCTCCAGTTCTGAATTTTAAATCATCATCATTTGGAGTTTGGTTATCGTTTGGAATTGAAAAGTTACCGTAAACCGTACCAGCTGAATCTGATCTTAAAGTCGAACCACCAACAATACCTTCATTTGGGAAGCTTCCCATGTTATGAGATTTCCCATCTCGTTCAACTAAGAATAAAACCTCACCTAAACTAAAAGAAGTATTCTTTTTGCCAGGCACATTTTCTAATACATAAACTTTTAGAGAGGTTGCATCCAAATAATCAATATCCGCAACAAAAACTTCATGTGCGGTGGATTGTCCTCGCAATTTCAACTCACCGTATTGATCTGCAAATATATTTCTGTTGTTTTTAATATATTGTGCGGTTGCCGGTGGAACATTTGTAATATCTAATGTTTTTATTGGAGTAACATAATCACTAACTGGTGTGTTATCGAAGAATGCAAATAATTTTGTATTTGGTTTCATTCCAGTAGCTTTAAAGTATACATCTCTGGTACGAATGAATGGAACTTGTTCAGAACTAACTAGTTTGTCTGTTGTAACTGGAGTCCAACTTTCACTAAGGGAAGTTGTAACACCAGCTCTGGATCTGGTTCCTGTATCATTCCAAGTTCTGGTTGTAGTTGTTACGGTACGGTCAAAATTACCACTAGATTCGGTAGTATTGACTGGGCCGCTTGTTGTCTCGTTAGATACCCCAGTCCATGTGGTTTCCCAAGACCCCCATACGGTTCCAAGAATTCCCGACCTTTGGGCAAGTTCTTCAAAATTATCTGTGTTTCCTCGTTCATTAATTGTAATTGTATCCAAATACTTTGGATCATCGTGCCAGTTGTCCGTTGAAGGTACAAGCACCATTGAACCCTTAAAACTAAAAATTGCAAAGGGGTTTACATTAACAGTTTTTGAAGATTTTCTCTGTTCGATTAATAATTCACTCGTATATGGAAGTGTTGCCCATCTACCCGACACTTCAAAACCCTCAGAGTTTATGACATCCAAATGCATTGGAATGTTCTTAGTAGTAAAAAATGGACGCAGTTCTCCTTTTCCAGTATCCATAGAGGCATTGAAATCAGAATCGTAAACGTTTGCAGTTCCAAAACCAGTAAAGTTTTCAACTACAAATCCATTCTTAAATCTATCAAGTCCGTTTTCATCTGTAACCAACAAATCTTTAGTTTCTTTTTCTAAAAGATTTAAAGAAGTATAATATTCTAAATTACTAATCCTCTTATCAAGTTTACCAATATCTCTCATGGTATATCTTCTGTTGTCGATCATTTTGGCACGTACATCTTTAGGAACGCCAGTATATGGTAGCGTTTCAAGTGTATATAATACCATGCCGTCTTCTGGGTCTGTTGGAAAAACTGGCGTTTCGGAAGGAGCACCATATTTTACATTAATATTTCCAAACTTATCCATATAAAGTTTGTCTGCTCTACCAAAGTAAATACGCATATCTGCACTAATTGCACTTGCATCGATTGGATAATCAGAAATTCCAGAAACAACACCTTTACCATACGGATATCCAGACAGCTGTTGGTAAACCGCAGCGGGTCTAAAGTCTAATGCGCTGTGCAATCTAACACCCTCAAAACTTGGGATTTTATGATATGGTATATTAACATATGAATCTACGGATGCATAATCCCCTGCACCATGTTCAAAATATGAGTAAATAATAATAGGGCGGCCGCCACATGGTAATGTACCAGCCTTTAGTTCTAATTCGCCCAATTGAATAATAGAATGTCTTTGTCCAGAAAATAAAGTATATCTGTCAGTAATATCATTAATTTTAACAGGAACTTCTGCAGGAGTTTCGATACCAACATTACTCAACCACAATTCTTCGATTTCTTCCTTGAATGGGTTTACGGTTCCGTCAACAGTAAGTTGCGATTGGATACTCGCAAGTGTTGGATATACGGTATGGTCTAAATCAACAGAAAATGGAGAGGCACCAGTCGCCTCATAAAAAGTATAGGCTTTCAGTGCAAATTCAAAATCTGCCTCTGTCATTTCATGTAGGAATTTTCTGTCATTTGATTCAATTGAAATTCTATAAGAAGTATTGTTTACATTACAAGTGTCATATATTTTTTTGATTTCATATACATCTGAATGTGGTAATTGAAAATTAGACACACTAAGAATAAGATCATTATTTGCGCCAGTGGGAATTGAAGAATTCACAACTCCTGTTGCAACACTAGAATTTGATCCTAATAAATCTACATCATAACTTAGAGATGTATCGTTATTTGCATCGTTTACATTATCATAGTCAGTTTGTCCAATTGTTTGTCCAATTGCATCCACTAAGGTGTAAGGCAAATGTAACTGATTTTCTCTCAAAGTTTTAATTTTTTCTCTGGAAGAAGTCTTTTTGATTGGTGCGTATACAGTGACACCAGTTGTTCCTGCGGGCAAATTTGTGACATTAAGAGTGGCAGTTCTTCTATCAGAAGAAAATGAAATACTTGTAATTCTACCAATTTCACCCACAGAAGAATTTAAATCTGCTCTATCGAATGCCAAATATAAACTTTGAGTCGAAATGAAGAATGAGTTATCATCTGTTGCAGTTAAAACAATCTGTCCGTTGGCGGTAACTACTTGGTCTTCATAAACTTTTAAAACATCGTATTGAGTATCTACTGTTTCTCTTCCACTTTCATCATCAACAAATCTAACAGTTTGTAAAAATCTTTTACCAGTATCAACAATACTTGCACCACCATCTGATAAAAGTACAAATTTACCAGTAATCCTTGCCTGAGTTCCTGTCATATCAGCAGATGCATTACCATCAAAAGATGTAGTGTCCGTCCCAGCGGAACCACTAGCAATCGCCTCGTTGATTAGTTCGTTTGTAACAAAGGTTGCACTAGGCAATACTCCCGACTCTGTAGACAATCCGTTTCCAGTATTGAGATTTTTTACCAATAAGAATTGGTCTGCAGAGTTATAATAATAGTTAATAGCTCTCACATCTCTATCGTATCTGTCATAAATTAGAGATTTTAACGTAAATTGTCCTTGTACATCTGACAACGACATCACCGTTAATACATTTGCGCCAAATCTATAAATTGAACTACCTAATGTTGTTGGAACTACTTTCTCAGTCGAAACAATAGACCTTGCATCCAACATGGTATAGGGAACATTTGTTCTTGGGTTAACTTCATATTCGATATCATATAGAAAGATTTTCCATATACCAGTTTCAACGGAAGTATTTGAAGGTCTAAAAGTAGAAGTTCCATAATTATCATCTATCGCATCATCATCAGAATCTGAGAAATATTCTACTGCCTTAACTTTTGCCGTTGCGATTACATCAATACCGTATGCGTTTGCGCCCAAGTTGGTTCCACCACCAGCAAAAAATGTCAAGTCTTCATCATATGTTACTGGTTGGAAATATGCAGTATCAGCATCGTCTAAATTTGATGTTACAACTGTATAGTCTTCATTAATCACTGGAGAAATGTTCATATTGACAAGTTTAACTTCTTCGTCTATCAGTGGAAGTCCCTTTGCATCTGAAATGTAGATGTATGGGCCCAGATCGACAGGAATGTAATGGTTGTTTACTTGATAATTTTCTCTTGATCTTTTATAAGGAATATATGTGGTAGCCGTCTTAGTGATTTCATAACCTCTTACATACGCCTTTCCACTCTCGACTCCTAGTGCAAGATAATTTCTTACTGCGTCAACCAAGAACTGATGACTAGAGCCTGGGTAATATTTTAATCCAGTCGAATCCAAATTTTGATCGGAAAACTGTATAAGTTCCAATGCACTTACTGTATGTGCAAGGCCGTTTCCGTTCTGATCTACCATTCCATCTTCATCTGCAAAATTCTTTAGTGCGAAATCTTTCGCAGCGACTTCGGTATCAAATTCAAAGTTTTTCATGGTGTATACACCACCATTTCCATTTTCTTTGAAATATTCTCTAATGTCTAAATTAAATGGACGAACTGTGTAATCACCAGACTCATCGTATGTTCGTCTTGCAAGCACATCTGTAATTACTGAATATTCTGTATTTCTAACATGTGTTTTAATAATACCGTCTTGAACGGTAATAATTTCTATAAAGTTATCTGTTGTTGGAGTATCTAATGTTCTTTTAGACCATACGAGATTGATTCTATATCTATCGGCGCCAGGAGCGTTATAGTTTGTTGTTCCCTGTGCGTTATCAAAAAGAGATGGATCTTCATTTGCACTTACAACGGTTTCTTGTATTTCAAAACCAATTTTATAACTAGGAGTGTCATCATACTTGTCTAGAATTACACTTTGCGATTGGTTCTTGACCATAAACCCCTGAGTATAATAAATTCCCTCTTCGACAAATGCAATAGAACCCTTACCCAAAGGATTTGCGTGATCAGCACTAAGAGCAACAGTTGCGATTAAATTTAAACCATCATCATTTGTTGCAGTAAGAACCTCTCCTTCCACAAAGGAAGAAGTATCACCCTCTTTTAAATTTATAGTGTTACCGTTAACAACAAAATCAATTCCATTTTCATCGTCAATTTCAAGTGTAACGCCGTCTACCACTCTTTGTCCACCAGCAACACCATCAAGATATTTTACAAATAAGGTTGTTGGTTCATCATCACTGTCAATCTGTGCATCTTGATTCAGATCAACTGCATCAGCATAAGAAATGACAATAGCACGAATCCCTGTCTTATCCCCTTGAATTACTTTACCAACAAATTCTGCAGCGGTAGTAAGGCCTTCTGCAAGAGTCACTTTAATATAAGGAACAGCAACATCAACAGCAGAACTGCCAGGGATAACCATGGAACCTTCTTTAAAGAAGTGGTCTCCCATATTTGCAATTTGTTGTTGTAAAATTGTTTGTTGTTGTGTTAATTCTCTCGCCTGCACAGAATTTCCAGGCTTATATAATACCCTCAAATACCCTTTGTCGATATCATAATCATCATGATAGGGAGTGACGTTTAAATTTATTGCCATGTGTCTTTTTCTCTCAACTGGTTTTTTATTTTAATTAGAATTCAAATACTACTTTAATATCTTCAATTTGATCAATGGCCCTTGAAACGGGCTGGCGGTTTTCGATGTAAAGAACTTTACCTGTACCAGTTACAATATCAAATGTTTCTTCATCAGCAGAACCAAAATCTGGGTGTTGTGGGCCTCTATATGACTCTTCATTTGCAGGAGTCGAACCACTCTGAGTCTGTGCATCAGGGTCAGCAACAATAGCAATCTGTCTAAACTGCGCCTCTGAGTTTTCGACAGGGAACATAATTTTAGTTTCTAAATTCCCTAAAGAATTTTCTCTTGTAGACTGTTCGTCATATTCAAGTTTAATTGCAGTCATTACATAATAACCACCCAACTCTTCTACAGGATTAAATCCATGTCCATTTTCTGGAGAAACAATTGGTTTTACTTTACATGCATTAACATTCAACGTCCCATCGAAATTGTATGCTGGAACATTATCAACATCTACAGTTGCGTTGTCTACAGCAGACCAATTTGCACCAGTATTTGTGATGACAATTTTTTCAATTCGTTGATCTACAACAAGCCCATACGCACTGAAAGAAGAACCATTACCAGAAATACTAATACCAGGCGCAATAAGAATATCTCTGCCCGCACCACCAGTAAATGAACCATTTACGGTTGCAGTTGCAGTGTTACCATTAAGACTCCAGTTTGTAATTCTAAACTGTTCTTGGTTGCCAAGGTCAACTAAATCATAACCAGTATAATCTGTCGCACCATCGACACCAGAAATTGTGACAACATTACCAGTTAGTGTAACAGAAGCAGTTTGTTGGATGTTTGGGTGATAACCCAATCCTCCACCAATTACACCACCCTCTTCGTTTGGCATAATTTTTACATGTTCAATCTGGCCAGGATTTGGTTGTGATGCAGCTTGTTTAATATCCCACTGTACCTGAGCAGCGGTACCAGGCGCAACTGGATCTTCTAGAAGATTTTTAACTGGAATGTAATCTTTTGTCAAGAACTTAAGAGAATCTTGAAGGTCGATTGCATACATAAACTTCCACTTATAACCATCTGCAGTCTCTTCAATTTCAGTTCCAGTAGTTGATGGTTGAATTGTTGAAGCAACTGTAGTCACTGTTTGGGCAGCAGCATCATATTTCTGGTTATTAATACACTTATAAACGTTAAATTGATTTCCAGATGCAACGATCACATATCCATTTGGGATAATTTCTTCTGGGTTGTCGTGTTCGTACATAGTGTACACTCTTCCAGAAGTCCAGTTAATTCTTGGAATTGCAAGAGTCATGTCACTGTAGTTGACTTTCTTAAGTGCAATTGTATCGTATTTAAATCTATACGAATAACCAATAGAATCTTCTGGTGTTGGTGGGTTTGAATCATTTAACCAAGGAGTTTGTTTACCGATTGCCATATAAAGCATATTGTAAACCGATTGTCCTTGATGGGCCCACTGTACAGTGCCATCTTGGAGAGTATCTGGTGTTGGGCCATCCCCATCACCAGCAGAAACACCACTTGTGGAAGCGCCACTAATATTTCCTAGTGCAATAAATGAGTTCTGGTTGTTAACCACAACATCGCCTTCTGCATAGGTATAGTTAGGTTTCCAATTAGGTGCGGATCTGTTAATTGATTGTAAGAATTCCATTGCATTGAAAATTCTTAATTTGTTTGTAATAATCGCTGCCATTTTTTTACCTTTTTAGTGTCATGAATTTTATACTATTTATAATTTATTTTTTAGTCTTTCAGAACAATCTGTTCATTTAATTCTTCAATTGTTGTTGGATTCGTATTATACAGTACAATAGACGATTCTGGTGCGACATTTGACTTATCGTGAATATGTTCTGCCTGATACTTTATAAAAGTATTCAAGTCTAATAAATTTTCGTCATAGTCAATTCTATCTACGTTATAATCAAGTCCTGATTGTAATCTATCATTAAATTTTATTCTCTCAATTGTTAAATTTGTAGGGCCCAGTCTTTTTCTAGTTGGGATATCTGGTTCTTCCTCACTCATTATCAAGAATACAGGTGTAATATTAATAAACGAATCTAAAACTGCACGATATTTGTTATCTGCAAGTCTTACAATGTCTTCAATTACAGTATTTCTCCAATTATGATCTGTTCCGTCTGTATTTGCAATCCAATCATTATCTGTTGCATCCACTGGTAAGTGATACCAAATTCCAAGACCTTCTGCCTTTGCAGGAATATGAGTCAATCCATTTCCATTTACAATTGGTCGTTTTATCAGATATGGAGAATTATCCATTTCTCTCTGAGGACTAAACAGTAATGGTCTCAACCTTTCCCAAGGGAATCTGGAAGTAAAGTAAAACTTAAACCTTTCTAGTGACCTATATGTAGTGTGCAATGTAGGTAGGTCGCCAGTATAGTTTTTATAGAACATATACTTACCTGTTATATTTATCACCATTTTTTCATCTCTTGGATTTGCACCATCTGCAATAGCACCAACCCAATAGTTTGGTTGTCTGTTTACATTTCCACGCCAAATGTTGTCCCACCTAAACTCAACTCTATTCTGAGGAGCGGTAGAAGGAAGTTCTCTATACGACTGAATAATCTTCACATCAAAAACTGCAATTCTGTCAAGATAGTCAGGATCCAATTCCACACTCTCTACAACATACTTTGCCCAAGGCCTTACATTTATCCATTCATCATTGGTCATACTCTCATCAGATGTATCGTATATTGTAAATGTGTTACCAAGGATTTTAGATGACCAATAATGTCCATAATCTTTTCCGTATGCGTCTTTGTAGTTGATTGCGATTTTCTTTACATCTGACCAACGCAACGCATTGTTTCCATTTTCATCCAATAATGCGTATCTACCAGACCCACTGTCTACTGTTGCTGCACCGGCCGTATCATCAGATATCTCTCCAGTTCCTACACCCTGATAAAGACCATCAATTTCACTGTCAATACTAAGTTGACGATTATCATACACAAAATAATAACCATGAGAATTCAAATCGTTGATATCAGTTTGTTGGGCAGTAGCATATGTCCAACTTCCACTACCATCCATATTACGCATTCTCAAATTAACATTTTTAATGATCTCATACATGAGTTCACGATATACAACTCCAAGTCCTTTTCTTACAGAGGCCTTGGTTAGAGTAGTAAATTCTCCAAACATCATCAAACCAGCGGGGTGAATAATCTTCTTAACTATTCTTCTCCACTCATCAATATATCTGTTTACTTTTACAACATAAGAATAATCCTGCCATAGATATCCATCATGAATACGATTATCATCTGAAATAAATCCTTGTTGATTGACATAAACACCTTCACGAACACATAGAGGCCCAGTTAATACTTTAATAGATGCCTGACCGTTACCATAACCACTCAAGTCAACTTCAGGTGGTGTATCATATCCAACCCCGAAACCGTCAAAATCTTCTCTAAATGGGTTTGAGTATATTTCCAATCTATTAATCTTGCCAATATCTTTTCCAAGTCCTCGTAAAACTCCATTTCTACCTGTAGAAGTGTATGACAATGTTTCTCTCGCCACATTTCCATATGGATATCTAACATAACCTTCGCCACCTGTAATAAGTCTAGTAGTCTCAATACCAGATTTTGGAATTTCTTCCCACTCAACAGTCAGTGTGTGGGCATCAGGCAATTGATATTGAGCCATAGTGTCATCAAGAGTTTGAGGATTATCTACCCACCTTCTCAATCTGATTTTATTTGGTTCTACTAAAGATTCACTATTGAATATCACATATTCAAGTTTGTCTGATAAGGCACCATAATATCTAATCATTATAATATCACCAGCGGCCAACGGATTAGTAAAGGTTATCGCAGTACCAGTTGTCGCATTATAATCAGCTGGGTCAAGTTCAATATAATTTTTCCACGAACCATCAATCCAGATATAATAATTATCAGCCCATTCCCATATCAACTGATCTATAGGATTTGTTGGGAATGCATCTGGAATGTTTTCTGGAGTGATAATACTATCTGTAACTTTGAATATTCTCAATGCGGAATCAACGTCATAGAATAACTCAATTTCCGTTTCTCCGCCAACGGCATTCACTCTTTCTACATATCTAGATGACTGTCTAATATTTTGTTTAAAAGGAATAGGATTGACATGTTCAGGACTTATTCCATTACCAGAAACAGGATTCTGGGTTCCTTTGTCTTCAATTGTAACACCAGTAGATGACCCCGATGCATCTAACAATGAAAAGTTTGCAGCATCTTGACTATGTGCGCCAAATCCCCACTGGATTGCACCTTCAAATTTATTTAAGACTGGATTTGTACTTAAATCGACATAAAGTGTAGTTGATGAATCTAAAGAAGTTGATCCATTCTGTGAAGTAGTTGCATATATATTTGCACCATTTTTGATTACTTTTACTTTTGTGGCGCCATTTGCACTCCAACCACCAGAAATAAATGGTACATTAGATGTTTGAAGAACAATCTGATCATCTTGTAGATAATTATATACTATTCCCCAACCAACATTAGGAGTAGTTCCGCCCATATTTCTGACCGCACTTAAAGTATATTCTTTATATCCAGCGTCTGTAGGTTGTAATCCATTAGTCACAAATCCAATTATAAGCGCAAGTGTATCATCATCTGATGAAGTACTTGACATGACGGATTCAAATTCTAAGTTTGTTGCAGGAGTTGGGCCAATAAAACCAGTAAAACTACCTGTGTTTGCGGTACATTCAATACTATTTGTACTAGAGTTATAAATCCATGCAGACAAGTCGCTGGGGATTGCTTGGTATGATGATGCACCAGAATGTGAAAATCTATACCAAGCATCAAATGCCGCCTCAATTGCTGCAGGATCTCCTTGCAAATTGATATTAGATTCATAACTGGCAACGTATCTCTCTCCTTTAGTCATTCTGAATGCACCAAAGAAACCAAGAGTATAATCATTCATAATTACTAAAGAATTTCCATCTACAATCTGTCTTGCGCCAATATAGAAATTTGAATTTGTACTATAATTCAACATGTTGACGCCGGGGATAGTGTTTTCTAATAGGCCATTCATATAGATAGAAGTTCCACCATTAGAGAAATAAATTGCAATATGGTTCCATTCTCCAAATGGAACTGATCTTGCACCAAGGGTATTACCAGAAGAATCGATTAAATCAATTGTACCATCATAATTTTGCCAAAGAGTTAAATGCTGAGTTCCACCATCTTCACTATTGATTGCAAAGATAACACCGCCAGGCGAATCTATATCTGTAATAGAGATAGATTTTCTGAAATACCAAAAGTCTATTGTTAGTTCTTTATTAGTTAACTCATTATCAAATTTTAGATCGATGTTATCACTTCTTAACCATCCATAATCTGTGTATAGTGCGTGTTCTCCAACTTTCGAAAGTCCCGCCTTAAATCCTTCTTTTAAGTATTGATGTGCTAATTTATAACCTTTAATCTTAAAATTTTGTCCTTCAAGATAATTAGCGCCTGGTTGATTTGGTGTAACACTATATACACCGTTATTAATATTGATATCAAAGGTTGCACCATAACCATTGGTCATAACACTAACTAGATTTTCATTTTTGTCTAGATTTTCTGGTGATGAATTAATCGCCGTACCAGTAATATTTCCAATCTGTAATATACCACCATTATCATCAATCTTAATTACATCAAAAACTAGATCGTTAATTCCATCAACACCTCCCAATTCACTACCAAGTATTGTGATTGAATCTCCAACAGAATAGTTAATTCCATTAAATCTTGATGCAGGATTTGTCACATAATATGTTGTTCCATCTCTTCTAATGAAATTAAATATTGCACCTGTTCCAGAAGTTCCACCATTTTGAGTAGAGGCGGTATATTGTGGTGCGTAGTAATATGAGTAACCATCCGGCATTGGAGTATTTGGGTTTAAAACTTCAAATGTTTCTATATGTCCACCTATTGGATCGGCAAAAACTTCAAAATCTTCAATTCGTCCTTCATCATTGACTTGTGTGACGGTAATTGTTATATCGTTCTCTCCATCAGTACCACCCACAACAGAACCTAAAATTGTAAATTTATCACCGACAATATAATTCGTGGTTGGTGATAAAATTCCTTGTGCATTTGCATCACTCAAAAGAACAGAAAGATTTTGAGGATATGTTGGTTCGTCTGTATCAATATCCCATACAGCACCCGAACCAATTCTAGAGGTTGTAGTATATGAAGATGAATCTAGATTTAAGTATGCTGCGCCACCTGTAACTGTTAATACTTTTATAAAGATATCGTGAACACCAGACACACCATTATAAAATTGTTCACCATCAATTTTAATAAAATCGCCAGGAACATAGTGTTTAGAATTATCTTGACTTCCTAAAGTAACAGAAGTTATTGCATTATCAAGATATGCAACATCAAACAACGCACCCACACCTCTACCCTGATGATAAGTTGCGGTTTGATTTCTCACATCTGCGACTTGTGGGAAAACATTGGTTGGACTTGCTAAGTTATTTGTAATTGAAACTCCAGTAATACCACCAAATTCATTTACAGATGTAACTTGAAATTCTAAGTCTGTTCTTAATCTATATTCTGTAGGGTCACCTTCATTTAAATTTGTAATTATGAATGGTGGTTCTTCGACTGGAGTTATAGAACTTCTATAAGTCGAACTCAACTCCCCAGTTTTATAATCTTTGACAGCGGCAAAAAATGTTTGGGCCTGGTGTGTGATTTTTCTATTATAAATGTCCTCATAGTCATATAGATAAAAAACATCATCATAGAGATAATCTATATTCTCAATCGTAACAGATGGGTTTTGGGCTCTAGGGCCAAAATCATAACCAGACAGTCCAATATCAAATGACATGACTGGATATTCCAAACTTTCTGGGTTTTGAAAAAATGAAACACTAAAATTATTTTTAACAGATTGAATCGAACTAATTTGTCCAATAGCATATGAACCTAATGTATTACCATTTTGAAACTCAATTGTTTCCCCAGTAATATACTGATCTCCATTATTGACAATTTTGATATTTTCAACTGGGCCATAAGAAGTATGTGCAATTTTTGCAGCAAACCCATAACCACTTCCATTCGAAGACAAGTTATTTTGCAGTGTTAAATTTCTTGGCATATCTTCGCCAGGATTTTCTATTTCAAATCCTACGACACATTCATATAAACTTTCTTCATAAATGGAGGCATCGTTTTGTTTTATTCTTACGGTTTCTTTACTAGAAAACTCACCATTGATTGAACTAATTACATATTCACGAACTTTATAGTCACTTAAAGTATAGTCATTAAAATATTCGATGTTCGCTGAGGCCCCACTAGATACACCTTCAATAAATAGTGGTTGATTAATTTTAATTGGGCCTTCATACGGAACAGTTCTAAGACTTGTTAGTGTTTGCCAAGTATTAGAACTTGGTTTTAACAAGTTTTCTTTTGGATAATATATTTCTATATCTTCATTAAACAACGCCCTAAACAAAAACTTATAGGAAGCTTCGCTGCCCTTTTGTTTGTAGAACTTGTTAATTAATTTTAAAAAGTTTCTTTCATTAGTATATCTGGTTTTTTCTTTTCCACTTTCTTCAACTAATTTTTGGATTGTATCTTCAGTATCTGCGTCTGCAACAGGATTTATAAAAGTTCTTAAATAAAATCTGATTTTTATAATATCACGATTATCGTGAACAATCGGATCGTTATTTTCATCTTGAAAAATAATAGAATTTTCTAAAAGTCTATAATCAATTCCCTCAATTAACTCGACCCAATCACCAGTGCTTGCTGTTGGGTCATCATTTGGGGGTGTTAAATTATCCACAACCTCACTTAATGATTCACCGACCCTTCCAGCAAAATTAACATCATTTATAAAGACTCGTATCTTAGTAACTTTTGTATCTACATTTTGATCTGAAAAATAATAAAACGGATTGAAATAATCCATTACATATTTTGCAGAAACTCCATCGGTAAAAAATTCTTGGTCAGCAGTAGTATCTATAGACGTTTCTGCATCCTCACCATTGTTTTCTTCTTGCAAGATTTCAGTTGCAATTTGATTATTTGTTTTAATCTTAGTAATTGTGGGCCATGCACCAGCAAGTTCAGACTTAAACTCTTGGACAAATATATCAAAAGTTTCGTCTAAATCTGTTAGAGAAGTAAGTTTTCCAGTTACATTACTAACATTGTCATCTAACGCCAACCATTCGTAATATAATTCTAAAAAACGAACAAAGTTATCATACTCACTACTGTTCAAGTAAGTAGGGAGTTGTTCTCTTATTCTAGATGCAATGTTTTGTAAATTAGTTTTATCCATTTAATTTAACTTCTGCTGTTATGTTGTAGTATCAGATATTACATTTGTAATACTTGCCTGTGATGTATTATATGTTGTTCTAAGAGATCTAGTAACAACCACTCTTTGAGAAGAGATATCATAGTTTTCATTAAACTCATCTGTATCAGGCATCATTACAATATCAAGTTCGTCATAATCAATAAAGATAATTTGATTACGAACAGGAAATATATCATTAGATTCTGGTTCTGCAACCAAACCTAAAACGGTTGAGCCAACAATGCCTGTAATCTGAATATCATTTAAAACAACTTTACCAGTTCCATAGTTAATAGTTCCGCCCAAAACATTATTATATTTTCTAGCGAATAATGGAGTTAATGTGTATATTCTCAATCCACCCAATCCGTCATCTTCAATATAATGAGGGTCACTTGATCCAGCAATAGTAAATGCATTAGAATACAAACTATTAGGACGTATTGCATTATTAAAATTGAATGTATATGATGCAACACCATTATATACTGGAGTTTTTTCATTAATCATCAAAATTTCTGTTATATTGTTTGTAACAGAATCATCGGTTTTATCAATGGCAGACAAGAACTGCGAATATCTAAAATAACTATTAAATTCATTTAGAAACTCGTTATTGTAAGAAATGATATTTTGTCTTACAGATTCTTTTAGTGCCGATTCGTCTAATAAAGTCGCCTCATCATTATACTTTACATTTGTGGTTATCTTCAATTTTAAATAATCAGGGTCGACAATTTGAGGCGAAAGAGTAAGAACCGAATAATTACTTTTTAACTGATTTAAAATATATTGTTTTTCTTGAGTGGAAAGAATTAATCCAGTATTTGGTTTAATAGACATAAACACAGAACCATATGCAGGAGGGTCATTATCTTCTCCACCCCAAACATTCATCGTGTCTACCTCTGGATAAATTTGTGGAACAATCGCTTTATAGTCTCTGGCAGTAACTGCTCTATTTTGACTTTCGAATGTTCTTGGTGCAAAAAATTTAATAGACTCAATATCTTCCCTGTCAGCACCACCATAACTTTCACCAATAATCTGAACATTTTCAGTATCAACGATCACACCTTTAGGTAATGCAACTGCAGTAAGTCTTCCAGTTATACCATTTCCATCAGCGCCCTTTGTTGTAATATAACGAACCGTAATGATATTACCATTTTCTACTTCGTCACCAAGAACACCATCTCCAAAAAATATTTCATACTTCATATCTTTCGATTCTTGAAGAAAATATGTTTTAGAAATATCTGAAAGTTGTGTAGTATCAGTTGCCAATTTAAATTCAGTGACAACATCATCTTCTGCACTTGCCTGTACTAGAACTTGAATAGTGTCAGTATCTACAGTTTCGTTAGATAAAATAAATTTTTGGTTTGGATTATTAATATCAACAACAAACTTTTCTTCTACCTGTTGACCTTGAAACAATTCTAAATCGTTTATAGTATAGTAGTGCGCTCTTGCCCCGCCTTCTGCTTCAGAGCGTGACCTTGTAATCGATCTAGAAACCTTCGGAACAAAAATATAAGATTCGTTATCAATCGAACTAGAAAATGCAAGTTGTCTATCGATTCTTAATGTGTTGTATTGATAATCTCTTTCGGGCCTATTCTTTCTAATAATCTTAAATGTTACTGCAACCAATGCAGTCGCAGACTTATTAGAACGTGGGGTATAACCCAATAACTTTGCTTTGGATACAACGTTCTCACGAATTCTTGCGGTATCTAAAAAACTTTCATTTGCAATCATATTCATATAATATGAGTTATAATATGTATTGTATGATAGTATGTCGAGTATACTAGACAGTGCAGAGCCATCAAAGTTATAGTCTTTGAAAACTTTATCATTCTCCATGTATTTTTTGATATTGTCTTTTATTCCATCAAAACTTAAATCTGATATGTTTATGTTTTTAGCCATTTATCGTACTCTTTTTATACTAAATTGAAATGATATATCTTCTTCAGATGCAGGGACATTGTATACTATACTAACTTCCAAGGTATTATTATCTACTAACTGTGCCTGTCTGGTTCTTTCGTCTTCTGTCTTTATTCCTTTCAACGATGACATAACTCTTTCTCTAGAGAAAAAATTAACATCAGAAACTATTATTCTTGGTTCATGTATTTTTAACGCAAGTTTTATCTCTTCTTGCATATTTATGTCATGCGGCGAACCCTTATAATCCCAATTCGTCATTAAATCAAATAAAGTGTTGTAAATATTTCCACCGAACCTTGGTTTAAATGGTTTTTCGAGTTTATTAGTCAATAAAATATTTTTAATACTTTGATTTATTGAACTAATATCTTTTTTGATTAAAACATCTCCACTGACTGGATTTCGTCTAAACGTTAGATCAAAATCAATATATTGATCTCTCTTAGATGGTAATATCCCAAGTTTTTCTTCTGCACTACTTAAATTTGACATGACTTCCTCTTATGGATTTAAATGAATGTTTGGTGCTTTTATTGTGGTATTCCCACCAGATTCGGTATCAATTGTTCCACCGACTTTCGCATCGACATTGCCACCCACTCTAATATTTACATCTGCATCTACAACAACGTTAATCGTTCCCTTAACGTAAATATTATTATTACCAAAGATAATTTCATAATTATCCTTAACAACTTTTGTGACCACAGAACCATCTGGATGTATTTCTTCAAATGTTCCAGACCTATGATATGTATGTATTCTTTCTGCGCCGGGCGTGTCATCAAACTCTTGATGGTGTCCAGACTCAGTAGATAACACTTTGTTGTGTGGATACTCTGCAGCGTATGGAGTTGGTGGTTCATCAAATAGTTCTGTACTTTCAGTGCTTTCCTTTTTCATTTCGACAATAGAACGTGGATTATATGTGTCCTGTCCATATGAAGAGTTGCCAGAGTTTGCATTAAATGTTGATGGAGACTGATCCACATCTACCACACTACCTTCTTCCACTGCATCATCAATCACTGGTAATGGATCTTCATATACTTCCCAAAGAATGTCACCATCTTTTAAACTTGATGATGTTGGGCCGTTACCTTCCACATCAGATGTTCCAGAGTTTTTTGCAATAAAGGTTTTTTGTTGGACAAATGTACTGTCATTAGAACCCGCTAGAAGACGCTTGGCGTTTCTTTCATGTCCTTCCATCTGATTGTTTACTTTGTCTCTTACAGTCCCTGCTGCCCCGCCAGCTGCGGTATCTGAGCGACTATAATACTTTTCTCCGATACCACCAGCATTGATTGCAGAATAAACTTCTAGTCTACCCATGCCAGGCCTGACACCCTTATCTCGTAAATACTTAACCACCGCACCACTTGGGCCAAGTTGAGTGTCTATTGCTGTTTGTGGGGTACTGAAGTCTACACCGTATTGTTTTGCCTGTGGCTCTCCGAATTGAATAAGTCCCCTGTGTTGACCCCATTTAGTGGTGGGCCCTCTTTTCTGAGGATCGAGTGTGCCACCAGTTTCATATGACATCACTGTTGCAAGATCAATCGCACTGATTCCAAGTGCTTCGGCAGCTGCCAAAGTTCCAGAACGCATTGTATATGGAGGCCCACTAGACTCTTCTCCCTCTTCTAGTGGCGGCGATTTCACCAAATCACCTTCATTATAAGATTTTCCAGCAGACCATTGCGTTGCACTTGCAGAAGGCGCCTGACTTTGTTGTTGTGCAGCAGTGTCTGCGGATCTACTAGAAGTTGCTCCAGATTCACTAGTCGTTACAGTATCACACTCCTGACTCTCTCCAGGCTTCTCAGTACCACCACCAGACGTACTTTCAGCCTGACTACCTGATGCTGGGTCAGGAACAATACCATTTCTTTTTAAGGGAGTAGAACCCCTTTCCCCAGACGCAGCACTAAAATGCATTGCATCCTTAACACTATTCCAATCGCCACCCCAACCTAGACCATACTTTCTGGCAATAGATGATACGCCATCTGGCATATCTGTTATTAGTGTATTACCATTAGGATTCTCGGCAGGATTAATATCAATAGCAGCACCACTGGCATGGTAACTAAATCTACTTGGATTATTTACATTTTTTCTATATGCATATCCACCAATACTTTTAATAACATATCCTGTACCCTCAAGTTCATTCACAAATCCTTGGAACTGATCTTTAAATACTGTAGCAACCCAAGCACTCTTTCCAGACTTTGTAGTAATCTTACTAAGTCTTTTTCTATTTTCTTTATCACTTGAAACGCCATCTTGGTTAACTTCTTTTCCGCATTCGGTTGTATTTCCAGAAGAAGATGTGTTTTCATCACCACCGTTTGTATTGGATGTACTATCCTTTACACCTCTTGCAAGTCTATTAACATCAGATTCGTCTTTAGTAGAACCACCAAATACTGATCCACTATCTGAAGGATATGTTCCATCTGCGTTTGTTTCGGAACCCTCTGTTGGACGGCCATAAACTGTTCCAAAAATTATAGGGTCTTGACCTTGCTCACCATCTCTAAAAAATCCCATAACCCATGCACCAGGCAATGCACCTGTTGGAGATTGTCCGATGCCACCAGTAGATGAACTAGTAATAGGCATGATTGGGGACGCCCATGGAAGTTTTTCTGTGGGCAGAATTGCCTTATCTGCAGTATGCCATCCGATAATTCTAACCTTTACTCGGCCGAGAGCTTCTGGATCTTTTACGTCTTCGATGACACCTTGCCACCAAACCATTCCTTCTCTACCCGAAAACATATTCATATCCATTATTGTATACTCCCACCAGATGGAGGTGTCGGCGATTCCGCTGGTAACGGAAGTCCAATACTATCTCTAACTAACTCAATGTCGGTTTGATATCTCCCACCCTCAATTCTATGTCTAATTGCAAACACTAAATACTTTCCACTATAATATTTGTTTGTTCCTGTATTATCTCTTTGGTATATTGGCATTTCAAGTTCTAAGACATCCCCAGCACAAACATCAGTATCTCCAAAAACAGTAATAGTTACTTTTATATTTTTCATCAACTGCATATAAAATAATCTTGGAAGAAAAAGTTTTTCCTGATTGAATGTGGGGTTTCCGCCCTGTAAGTCTCTTTCTGGAACAACATATAAGTTTTTTGGTTTATATTGCATTCCTTGGCCAGTAGTATCTTGAAAAGTGTTACTGTCCAAGTACTTATAGTCTCCATAATTTTCCCAATATGAGTGTGTATAATTCTTAACCTGTCGTGTTAGTAAATCCACAGCATAAACTTCTGAATTATAAAACCCCTTTGTCATATTTCCAAGAACATCGAAGTTTGAATCAAAATTAAAACTAATTACTTTCTTATTTTCAACATTTGTTGAGATATCATCAAGTTCTTTTGCACCAGCACTTTTGTATGCACCAACGATGAATTTATTCTTTGGTTCTGCCTGTGTCAACATTTCTAACGGTTTCATAACATATTCTTTTGTTGTTTCAAAAAACATGTAGGAAGAACTTTTATATGTCTCACTAAACGCTTTATTACATAAAAATGAAATACTTTTCATTGGAGTATAATTTGGAATTACTAATCCATTATCACCACTATACTGGTCACTACTCGATTCTACAGAAAGACTCTTTGAACTACCAAGTCTCGAAAAAATAGTTTGTGCAATGTCTGTAGAACTTCCTTGAAAATATTCCGACACCTTTTCTTCAAAATTTTTTGCAAAATCTTTTGAAATCAATTCTAAATTATAAGTCTGAGTTCCATCCTCATCTGTCAGTTCAGAGATTTTATGAACAAGAAAATCCAAATTAATATTTTTCCACTCTGGAACTTCAAAATCTAATGAAACTTCTTCTTGTCCCACGATTGGCATAAAAGTTAGCATATCTTCTACATCCATAAAACTAACTGTCGCAGTAATACTAGACGATAGTATATCTTCGAAAATACGAATTGATGTAAAATATCTTTTAAGATCTAATTCAAATCCGTTGTGTGAACGAATAGTGAATTTACGAATATTGTAATCACCTAACTTAAATGTATCTGACATTAAATAACCTCTTCAAAATTCAAAAGAAAATCATTCAGTAAATTTGCTCTTAATAATTTAATTACTCTGTTTTTTTCGTTCTTTTCGTGTTCATAATCATATGCACTATAGATTGTATATTTTTTCTTATCTTGTGGAGTAAGAAGATTATATGTGTCTGGAGAGATTTTATGTCCTAATACATTGTGAGTATAATGGATAGGAATATTCCTTGCAATTGATAATCCGTTTAAATTGCTTGCGGAATAATCATTCAACACAACTTCCCATCTGTCATTTCTTCTAACAAAAACCTTTTGTTCCAATGTGTCATAGATATAGTCACCAGTTTTAAATATTCTTGGATAGAAATTTGACCCTTCATATGCAGGAGCCCCATAAACGGTTTCGATGTGAGTTTGTAGTGTTCTACTTGTCATTGGCCAATCATCATAAACATTTGCAATATCGTTCATCCATAAAACAACCCAGCCATATGTATGACTGCCATAGTATAAATGGGCAATTGTTTCTGGTGTATCTTCATCTCTTACGGTATACTCATAATGCGAAAGAGGATTTTCTCTGTATTGTTCTATAATGTATGCATTTTGAAAGATATTAGTTACCTTTTTTGGTTTTCCGTCCAGTATTAAATCATATTTCTTTTTCTCTAGATAATTAAACATTAGTAACCCTCCGCTGCATCCGAAGATGTTACTAACTGAACCTCTTGGAAAGTCAGAGATAACTCAATAACTGCAGGAGCATCTGTTTCATTGAAAGTTGCAAACGCACCGTTGCCACCATATTTAACAGTACAGTCAGTTAATACACATGGTTTGATTTTGTGAAGAAACTCGGCAGGTCTACCACCTAAGTAGTATTCAACAGTAAATGTATTAGGAACTTGGAAAAAATTTAATCCTGCCATTTCAGGAAGCATATTCTTTCTTAAAAATTTTATCATGTTATTAATTTCAATAGATTCTTTATCTGACCTTGGAAGAATACTATATTGATAATTGAACGCCCTAAAATCAATTCCTCTGAATAACATATGTTTATTCGCACCAGAAACTCTACCACCAATAACTTGAGATTGCAAATTGCCATCACCACCAAATGCAAGACCTCCTGCAAATTTAGTTGCTGATAATGAAAGTTCTCCACCAAGATTAAGTACTTTGTCGAGAAATCCATTATCTTCGCCTGCGACTGCACCAGTCTTGCCCAGCATACCCAATGCACCACTGTCAGCGCCTTCAAATTGGGACTTTGTTGAATTTTCAATATTTTCTGGAAGATGAAGAGTGACACTCCCGATCTTTTCAAGTTCGACTGCACTTCCTCTTGTCTGCATAGTCGTGTAACCAGGCTGCTCACCTTTATATGCGGTGAATCTAACAAAATCTCGCATTGGAATTACATCAGCATGTTCATGCAATGACATTGGATAGATATAAGTTTCTCCGCCCGCTGCAACTGTTTGTCTCTGTTGCGTTAGTGTGGATGGTAAGTCTGTTGCGGCCATTAAATACTTGCTCCTAAATATTTTGATACTATTTATAAAGGTTTTTATGAAGTGAGAAAAAGATTTACTTATAAAGGAAAATACAAACCAGCAAATCCAGAAAAATATGCAGGCAATGTGAATAACATTGTATATCGTTCTTCGTGGGAAAGAAGGTTTATGGTGTATTGCGACAACAACGAAGCAATCACTTTCTGGTCGAGCGAAGAATTAGTAATACCTTACATTTCACCAATAGACAGAAGACAACACAAATACTATCCAGACTTTGTAATAAAGATCCAAGAAGAAAATAAAACCCGAACTATTGTTATCGAAGTAAAACCAAAAAAAGAAACCAAACCCCCAAGAAAGCGTACCAAGATTACACCAAGATATCTGAGTGAAATGAAGACTTGGAGTATCAATGAGGCCAAGTGGAAATATGCAAAAGAATTCTGCGAAGATAGGAAATGGGAATTTAAAATTTTAACAGAAGATCAACTCGCTCAATAAAACGATATAAATAGTAAAAAACGGCATAAATTAATGACAGACTTTACACCACTATTAAATAGACTCGCTACCCGAAATATTAGACCAAACACCGACAAGGCAAGGGAATGGTTTAGAAAAAAGGCAAGAGAAACAAGAATCACAAGAGCATCTCTATTGGGAGATGGAGATCGCTCTGCGGCAACACCCAATGTTGGAAGTATGTATTGTTACCAATATGACCCTAAGTATGCAAAAAAATTACCATACTATGATGAATTTCCACTTATTTTTATGGTGGAAAGAATTTCTGGGGGATTTGTTGGAATCAACTTGCACTATGTTTCTCCAAGAAATAGAATTGTTGTGATGAATGCGTTATCCGAAATTGCATCAAACAAAAGATATGATTCAACTACAAGACTCAGATTATCTTATAATGTTCTAAAAGGCCTGTCTAAATATAATGTCATAAAACCTTGTCTCAAAAAATACCTGTTTGCTCATGTTAGATCAAAGTTTGTAAAAATTGAGGCAAATGAATGGGATATCGCATTGTTTTTACCAGTACAAAAATTCAAAAAGGCCGCTGCTTCAAAAGTTTGGTCAGATTCTGCTAGGAGATCATAAATGGCGTCAATAGATGATTTCATTGGAAATATTTCAAAATCTGGCCTTACTCAGGTAAATCGGTATGAACTTAGAATTCAACCGCCGCCGAAGTCGTTTCTAACAAATCCAGACAATTTCTTAAAATTTCGTGTTCCGTCAATTACTTTGCCAGGCAAAACTATTGCAACAACAGAAACCAAGATTTATGGGCCGGTAAGAATGGCACCATACACAACTACATACGATCAATTGACGTTTAATATATATTTGAGTGATAACTTAAAAGAAAGAGATTGGTTTGAAGATTGGTTTCACCAAGTTATAGATTTTACTACACATAAAATTTCATATTATAACGACTATGTGGCGCCACAGGCAGAACTCATTACATATGATAAAAACGATGTAAAACGACATTCCGTAACGTTTGAGAATCTATATCCATTATCTATAGGACCAGTTGAATATGCATATGCAAACGAAGAACCAGCGCAATGTCAGATTACGATGTTCTATAGAAAATATCGTTCTGAAACAGCCAAATCTGAAGCGGAGTTTCGTGATTTTCTAAATGAACTTAGCAATCTAGATATAGACATTTAGAATATAATAATTTAAATTATACTTGAAGAGGATAAAATATGTTACCTACAATTAATGCACCAACATATGATTTGACTATACCATCAACAAATGAAAGTGTGAAATTTCGTCCGTTTTTGGTCAAGGAAGAAAAAATTCTTCTGATGGCACAAGAGGGAGAAGAGTTACAAGAAAAAATTGATGCGATAAAACAAATTATTGGAAACTGTTTAGTATCTGATGTAGATGTTGATAAACTTTCTACATTTGATATTGAACACATTTTCATCAAACTTAGAAGTAAGTCTATTGGAAACGTAATTGGTTTGAGTTACAATCGGGAAGATTGTACAGAAGAAGGAGCGGGGCAGGGGGGCTGTCAAATTCCTTTCACATTAGACTTAGAAAAGGCAGAGATTGAAAATCAAGAAGGACACACCAATGAATTGAATCTAACGTCAGATATTAAAATTATTATGAAGTATCCAGATTTTAATATCTTAAATTCTGTATTAACTGCAGATAGTGTAGATGATGTAATTGATGTTGTTGCTACTTGTATTGACATGATCGTTGATGGAAGTGAAGTATATAATGCGTCTGATTATTCAGAAAGTGAATTAAAAACTTTTGTTGAGAATTTAACACAGCAACAGTTTGAATCTATTAACAATTTTTTTAATACAATGCCAGAAACTGCATGTGATGTAAATATTGTTTGTAGAAAATGTGGATGGAAAAAATCGATGAAAGTAAAAGGAATTACCGATTTTTTTTCCTAAGTTTAAATCATGAGTCCCTTGCATCGATGTATCGAAATAATTTTGCGTTGATGCAGCACCATAAATATAGTTTGAGTGAATTAGAAGATATGATACCGTGGGAAAGAGAAATATATTTAAATCTTTTGATAAACTATATTAAAGAAGAAGAAAAGCGTAGAAAAGACGCAATGAGGAGTTAATATGGAAGAAGAAATTAAAGCATCTGGACATCACCCCGCCGATACTAATGGAGATGGAAAGGTTTCAAAAGAAGAAGAAAAGATGTATCTTGAGTTTAAAAGAAAAGAACTAGAAGATGCTGACGCTCGCAGAGATGCAATGCGTCAAATGGCCTGGTTCTCTTTATTCGGTATGTTACTCTATCCATTCGCAGTAGTGATTGCAGTAGTTGCAGGATTGGATCAAGCATCAAAGATTCTGGGTGACATGGCGGCAACATACTTCGTTTCTGTCGCTGCAATTGTTGCCGCATTCTTTGCGGGCAACGCATATTCAGATAAGAAGAAGTAATAAATGGCAAGTCCTGATCTAAAAGCGGTAACAGAAAAACTTATCAGACAAAACCAAGAGGAATTGTCTGCGTCATTTAGCGCTGCAACCGATCAGTTGCAATCTGCCGCCGCTAGACAGGCCCTTACAGAAGTTGCTGATATTCTTGGACAGCAAGAAGGTGTGTCTGTAAAAGAATTCAAAGAAACCAAAAAGAAGATTGACCTTCTTGATGCTGATTTGGCACAACTAGAAGGTGCTACTGACCAAGAAAAGAAAGCACTTCAAGAGATATTAAGAGCGTCCCAAGAAAGTATCAAACAAAACACTACATTTAAAAAATCTATTGGTGATCTTGCAACAAAGACAGTAGAAAGTTCAATTAGTGGAATTGGTGGAGTTATTACAGGTGCATTGAGTGGTAGTCCACTATTAGCATTTGGTGCATCATTTGTTGGTGACAGAATTAAACAATTCAGAGAAACAAGAAAAGCAAATAAGGCAGAGGAAGAAGAAAGACAAAGAAGAATTATAGAACAGAGAAAAATTGAAGAAGAAGAATTTTCTGTTTTAAGAACACAAATATCAAATGAAGAAGCCATCTCAAGAGCAAATATAACATCGGAAGAAGTAGCGAACCAAGCACTTGCAAGAGGTATTACTGAACAAGAGGTTATTGACGAACAAAAGAATGCTATAATTCGTCAGGCAAAGATTGCAAAAGAGACAGAAGATGCAAACAAGGCAAGAGAAGATGAAATTGAGTCCATTAGAAAAAGTTATGGACTTGATATGTCAGAGTCTCCAGTATCTGTTCCACAACCAGAAACCTCAGTATCAGACGATAGAGAAAATATTACAATACCATCTCCATCTGAAAATGTTCAAAGTTTATCTACAGAAGAGACATCCGCTCCAAGTGAAATTTCTCAAATCACAGCAACAAAATTAGATGAAGTAAAAGAACAACTTGGAGAAAACAGTCCATATCTAGAAGAAGTAGTAAATCTTCTAAAATTCTTGCAGGATACTTCTGACAATCCATCTCCATTAGATTTAGAAAATCAAAGAGAAAATAATAGAGAAAGAAAAATTGAACAAGATTTAGAAAAAACTCAAATCAAACTTCTCGAACAGATTGTAGAAAACACTGGAAACTTAGATGAAATCTCTGGTGATGGGGGTGGATTTTTGGACGGATTGTTAGGTGGAATCGGAGGTGGCCTATTAGACGGCGTTGGAGATGGACGAAGAGGTAGAAGAGGCCGAGGTAACGTTAGAGGAAGAGGCGGTATTAGAGGTGCATTCTCAAGGGTTGGAGGAGCGGTAAGAAGTGGTGTCGGCCGAGTCGGTTCAGTAGTGAATAGGGCAAGCGGCGGAAGATTTGGCAGACTTGGAAATTTTGTAAGAAATGTAGGAACTGGGGTTACAGGAAGAGCAAGAAGTTTTATTGGTGGTGGATTGAATGCTGCAAGGGGTGTATTAGGGGGAATTAAAAACGTTGGATTGAATGCACTAAAACTTGGCGGCGGGGCAGTAGCAGGACTTGCTGCAACTGGAGCGGTAAAAACAGCAAACGCTGCAAGTAATGTTGCGAGTAATGTAAAAAATACAATGACTTCGATGCCTGATAGAATAAAAGGTGTTGGTAGTGCAATACCCGACAAACTTCCAAAAACGCCAAGTATTTCAGTGCCCCCAAAAATGCCATCAGTAATGGATAAAATAACAGCACCAGCAAAAGGAGTTGGTGCAAAAATAAGTGGACTTGCATCTAAAGTAACTGGAAAGGGCGCCGCAAGTGTCGCTACAAAGGGGGCTGCAACTGCTGGTAAAACTGCTAGTAAGGGACTTGGGAAATCTTTATTGAAAAAAATCCCCGGCGTTGGTTTAATTGCAGGATTGGGATTTGGTGCTCAAAGAGCATTTAGTGGAGACTTCTCTGGTGCAGGCCTAGAGGTACTTTCTGGACTTACTAGTATAATACCAGGCCTTGGTACTGCTGCGTCAACGGCGATTGATGCTGGACTCATGGCGAAGGATATGGGTGCATTTGATGGAGAAGAAGGTGCATCAGTTCCAGAGATATCTCCAGAAGATCAAAAAGCAGAACTTCAGTCAAAAATTGCAGAGGCAAAAGATAGAATTACCAGAAGTGAAGGTGGTGAAAATGTTTATTGGGGCAGAGATTCTAAAGGCAGAGAAGAAGATGCAGCAGAAATAGAAAAACTACAAGCTGAATTAGACAAATTGAACATCACTCCAAAAATGATGGATTTTGATTCTGGTGTTTCTGCACAAGAAATGATGGATGCTGATTCTGGTGTTTCTGCACAAGAATCATTCTCAAGTGATGTTCCTAACAAAAAATTAGAAGCGTCTAATATGATGGACAGTGTTGCTATGGATAAATCTACATCAGAAGCGAAACAGGCTGCGAACATTATAAATGCGCCGCAACAAAATACTGTGAATAATGTAACCAACAATTCAACAATTATGCCTAAACAAAAACCAGAAGTAAGACATACTGATGGTGCTGTGAGGGATGCTAAGTTATCTTTAGTGGGAGCATGGTAGGAACCTTTCAGTTCCCACACATAACTCTTTTTGCTTCTTCGTATAAACCCTGTTGTGCAAGAACATGTGCGGCTCTTGCTCTTCCAATACGTTCAAAAGTTTCTAAAATTCTTTTAAACATCTTTTAAATCCAATTCCATTGCAATAGATTTTATCTGTGATCTAGCAATACCAATATCATGTAAATCTCTATCGGATAGTGAATTTAATTCTTTTATAGTTTCTTTTTGAAGTTTTCTCAATTTCATTCTTCTTTTTAAATCATCAATTAGATCTAAAAATGAAGAAATGTTTAACCATTCTGATGCTGTTAATACTAATTGTGTCATCTAATTCTCCGTTAATTAACATACGGTAAAATAGACATAAACATAACTGCAGCCACAATAGTAAGTGATACAGTAAGAACACTCAAACTTTTAATAATTTCTTCGACACTCATTCTATTCTCCTGTGTATGATATGTGTGAAATGTCAGCGATTCTGACAAAAATATTTATTTCGCAAGTGCAGAAAATTGTCATGTAATTATTGCAAGTTCGTTATGCAATCTAAACATATCTAAGACAAAAAAAGGGCAAGGATTTCTCCCTGCCCTTTCCCACACTCAGTTCTTTGTATGCGATAATAGATGGCGGTCGAGTGTGTTGTATACCCTCTATTACCTGTATGGACTCTGTGTCGTGTCTTACACTAACACTTCAGTGCCACCAACTGTCTAACTTTCATCTGCAAGACGTTCAAAGTATGAGATTGAATCGTCTTCTTCATCTTCATCATAAGATACAGACTTTGGTTCTGGCGCAGGCGCAGATTTAGTCTGAGTAGGTTCAGTATAGTATGAAGAATCATCAGAAACAAAATCTGTTTCTACTGAAACTGCAGACTGTTGAAGTCCAAGAACACGGTCAAGGCGTTCCTTGAGTTGTTCATAAGACTTGAACTTCTCTTCACTTACAAACTCTTGCAATGAATATAGTTGGTTATAGATTGTTTCCAATTCTGAATCATCATCTGCAAGTGGTGCTTGAGAGTCGAATTCAGACTTATCATAGTTACCATAACCATCAACAGTACGATACTTCAGTTTAAAGTTTGCACCGTCCCAAAAATCAAATGGGTTGTAACGAGCTTCATCTTCAAAATGAGGATTCATTGCCTCGTTCAACTTGTCAAAGATTTTCTTACCGTATGAGTAAAGAAAAACTTTTCCTTCATTATCTGGGTTTGCAGGATCTTTTACAACATAAATGTTCGAAAGAAACTTGAGTTTACGTTTACGATCACGAGCAAGGTTTTGATTGTCTTGTGAACCAGTATTCCATAGTTCAGTGTTAGACTCACAAACAGGACACTGTTTGTTGATTGTAGTAAGGCAGTTATCAATCAACCAACCGCCTGGGCCTTTAAATCCATGATTAAACACACGAACCCAAGGAATATCTTCACCATCTGCAGGGGGAAGGAAACGAATTACAGCATAACTGTTACCATCCTTACCAATAGTTGGTTTCCAAAATCGATCATCGATATTTGATGTGGTTTGTTGTGGGGATTGGGTTTTTTCCAACTCTTCCGCAAGACGGGCAAAGTTAGAGCGACCTTTTTTAAGGTTTGCAAAAGACATAAATTTTCTCCTTTATACGTTATATGCGTTTTGTATTTTTACTAATATACTATATTATCCAAGAGCTGTCAACTAGTTTTTTTAATTAATTGACCATAATCTTCATAATAATCATCAATCAATATGTCCCTAAGAACATTAACATAATAATTAACATCTATGTCCAAGAAAGACATATAGTCTTTTACTTTCTTAGTATATATAGGCCAATAAGTTGTATCATTTATTTTGACCTTATCTATGAAAGCAAAAATCTTTTCAAAGATAATTAACGTTTCTAATGAAAGTTCTCCACGTTTTTCTAAGAATACAATAAATGGGTAGTCATTGTCAATAGATTTAAATATAGAATTGAATTCCATATTTTCTTCAGACGCCCTTGTAAACAACACATGACAATCATTAGTAAAAGTATACTTTATACTTTGAATTCTTTTCTTCCAATTTTTATATGTATCATAGGATTCTTTATCTAAAAGATTTCCTGTCCACATAAACTCATTGCGAGAAATTGCAAGATTACCATTTTCTGTTACATTCAAGAACAAGGCAAGTAAAAACTCTTCCAAACTCTTTTTATCAAATCTTCTGGAAAGTTCTTCAAAAGTTCTTCTGTCTCTCCTGTTATAATAAGTTTCTTTCTTTGGGGAAACCTTCCCCTTATACTTTATAAAATCATACTCACTATTAAAATGACTTTTCATTGCAAGATAAATTTTAAACGCTTCAAAGTCATCTATCTTTTTTCCAGACATGGTAATCATAGAGGCAATTTTTCTGTAGACTTCTGAACCATGTTCAGTCCTTCTGCCTCGTATTTAATTTTTTCTTTAATGAAAGGACTCAACAGAGAAACTACATTTTCTATTTCTAAATTATTCTTTTCACAGTAGTATGTGATTGTGTCGATATACGAACTGTTTAATTTAGAAACCTGTTTTTCTATCTCATCACTAAATTCTTTCGAACTCTTAAGTTTCAACATTATAATAAATTCTCCTTAGATATGTGTTACAGCGTATAATACGCTATAACACACGTTTTGTCAATAGATTATTCTGATTTCCAGATAGTCCAAAGACCATAAACAATCGCTGCATATGCAGCCCATGTAATTAAACCATCAAAGAGAAGTGCAACAACACCCATCGCAATAAGTGCGCCGCCATCCCATGATGTTCTTTCTGCCAATCTGGCTTTGATCCAATTTACCATATTACATTCTCCCTATAATGCTTGTGATTTCAACTTGTGCCACTGGGTCTAAATTCATAGCACTTACATCTTCTGTTTCGAAGGTGATATCTGCCCTGCAGTCTACCTTAGACCCCTGCTTTGAAAAATAATTGGGCAGAACTTTAAAATAACTATTCTGCGAATTTATAAAATCTCTAAAAATAAACTCATTCTCGCCAAGTTCCTTGCCCACAGACAAAGAAAATCCTACGGTTGGAATCTTATCTATATCCCATCTTAAAATTCTTTGCCATCCAAGTGGAGCGCCTGGACATAAATCTCCTTTAGTATAAAGTTCCGTACTACGAACAGGAGTATTATCAGAGATTACTTCTGTAATTCTGAATCTCAACTTAGAATCTACTGATGCTTTATAATTACAATATATTTTTATAGATTGTTCTTGTGCTGTATTGTTTTGATAAATGTGGGTAGAATTGTTTGCGGTGCTAATACTTTCACCAATCTCTGGTTCATCAAGTGGAATGATACCACATTGAACTCGATCTAAAGTATTTGTTTTTTCATATTCAAATTTAATAGTAGTAGCGGGGTTTACTCGAAAGATTTTTTCTCTGTAATTGTTAGTAGCAGGCAAAAGAATGTTTCCATCAAATAGTACAATATCACTAGATCGAATGCCAGGCTTTCTTTTAAAACCACCGACAAACAAATGTCCCGCTCTTGTTCTTGTGTTGTAATCATACATCACTCCCAAATAGTCTGGGACTCCTACATATCTTCTTGCACTACTTTTTAGATATTGAACCATGTTTTTTATTTCCTACAATTGTGCTTTATATTCTGTTATCATTTCTATCAATCCATTGATATGACTATCACGTTTAGAAGTATAAACTTCCGCATCTTTTTGGTCATCAATGGCCGCAATGATTACTAGATTATTTATAGGAATTTTTGTCCTCTCTTCAAACATAACAGCATAACCAGATGCTTGTCTGAAGTAGTTTTCCAGTTTATTTGGATGCATTGACTTTCTTGATGTTTTAAAATCAATAATAGAAAGTTTACCATCAAAATATGCAATACAATCACATTTTCCTGCAATTCCTAGATGTTCAGAATACATTGGCCACTCTTGAACATACACATCATCTAATCTAGTATCAAGAGTTTCTTTCAATGTAAGAAACATCTCTGTATCATTCGGCATGAGTTTACTATAATCTATTTCTATGTTATTTATATAATCTTCGCACAACTGATGAACAGAAGTTCCTCTTCTCGCAGCTTGGGTGGTAATTCTATTAGCTTCCTTTTCGCCTACACGCTTTCTCCATTCCATAATGGACTTCTTAGAAAAATGTGATATGACAGTTGTTATCGAAGGATATTTGTTGCCATTTTCATCATAGTAATATCTAGTACCAGACTTAAGGGTTTCACTTCTAAGTGAAATTTCAGGCAGATCCAATTCAACATGATTAAACATAAATTACTCCAAATTTATTAAAGTATATCAAATATCCTTCGATATGTCAAGCAGTTTTATGAAATTTCTTCCTTTTCGTGTCTCGACTTAAGTTCTTCTATCGCCTCATCAATATTCTGTATCATTGCATTTTCAATACCATAATGTCTATCCATTATGGCCTGCAGTATAATCCCAAGGAAACTTAAATCATCGACAAGAACTTTATTACTTAAATCAAATCCATACTCGTCTGACATAATATAAACAAATTCATCAAGGAGTTCATTTGTCATTCCAATAGACACATCATAATCTTCATCCATACCACCTAAGTTAATAAACGACTTTATATCTTCCAAGTTATTACTTTTAGATTTTGTTTTAGCAGAAAAAATATCTTTTGCTTCGATTATGTTTTTCATTTTGAGCCTCCTTTAGGCAAAACCCAATTCTAATTTATTAATTATGTAGGATTTTACCAAAGGACTTCTGACAATATCTTGTTGCATAAACTCAATGAAAGAAAAACGATCCATACTTTTTATGATTTTCATAAAGTCAAGTATTCCATCTTTTTCATCTTTCCATTTAAAGTCTGACTGTCTAAAGTCTCCACAGAAAATTATTTTACAGTTGTCTCCTATTCTAGTTATGACAGAATCCAGTTCATGAAAATTCATGTTCTGGCATTCATCCACAATAATAATACTATCATAAAAGGTCATACCTCTTATGTAAGATGTTGAATTAAAATTTATGAGGGAAGTTTTTCGTAAACTTTCGTATGCACTACCGCATTCGAATAATTCGTTTATTATGGTTCTATATGGGGTTTCGTATGATTGAAGTTTTTGTTTTTCCGAGCCGGGCAGAAAACCCATATCCCTTGTCGGAACAACACTTCTGATAATTTGTATATCTCTATAACTAGAAGATTTGTTCATTAATTCATCTAGTGCAAGGTATAGAGAAATATATGTTTTTCCTGTCCCTGCAACTCCATGAAGAAACAAATGATCTTCATAAAAGGCATCGAATACTTCTTCTTGTGCCGGTGTTATTGGTGTAATTTTTTTTAGTTGTGTTCGTGCGTCAATCCCTATTAATCTACTATTATTGTTTGATTTTGTCTTTCTAGCTTTTCTACTCACTAATGAGACTCCTCTGAAAGCTGGAATCTACGGCGAAAAATTACATATTAAATTTAGACTCTGTTTTAGCTGCTCCAGGCACCTTTGCCACTTTATCTAATACATTCTCCTTAAATGATTGTGGAACCTTTTGTCTGCCCATACGAATAGGATCTCCAATAGAAGGAGCACCAGTAAGAAATTGTTGGATTTTTCCTGTAACGTTACAGTTGGGACAAGAGCCATTTAAATGTTCTTCTCTTTCAGCAATACGACACCAAATTTCATATTCATGTTCACAATCAGTACATTTAAAATCATATCTTGGCATAATTTATTGTTTCTCCATAATAAGTTCTTGCGTGAATTTATTTTTCACAATAGTATTCCATTGGTTAAGGTTTTAGAGGTTTAATTACCTCTATCATTATATATCACTAACAATGTCTACAACCTTGCGTTTCACGCATTTTTAAAAATGGGGGGCATTGCACCCCCCATCAAATTTACTCTTTAGTTGAAATAAAAGTATACAACTCTTGAGCCTTTTTCATAATGTCTTGAGGGGCGGGCATTTCTGGTTTCAAGTGTTGTGTATGTTGAACCAATTCCTCAACACTTTTATTCCATGTCTCTGCAGTCGCATTCAAAGTTTGCCAATATGTATCCATTGCCATATGGTAACTTTGTTCAGACATATCTTTTGCCATTTTTAAAACTTCTAATCTAATTTCAAATGGATTTTTATTACTCATCATATTTCTCCTTTTCTGTGTGATGTGTGTAATTAGCAACTTTATAGGAAGTTGCCACCTTTATTATATAGTATGAAACTCAGAATGTAAAGCGAACACCAACTGATGTATCTTCATATTCAAAGTCATGATCTGCACTAATATCACTGTAAAGAGAAAGTGCAGGAGATACTGCATATGAAACTCCCAAATTAACACCGTCAAAATTAATTGTATCAGATGCTAAGTTACGGTCATATGAAAAATCTGCCCATGGGCGCAGCACCAATCCTTGTGGAAGTGCCATTGTGTATCCTAATTCAGATGTAAATTTTTCATTTTCCAAACTATATTCAACTTCACCATCTACATGGCCTCTAATGCCTTCTGCCATTGCAGATGTGCATAAAAAAACCGCCGAAGCGGCTCCAACTAAAAACTTTGTCATTTATTAAATCCTTTTACTATGACTGCGGGCCCGTTTGGTAACAAGGTGGAGCCCATACCCCGCTGATTATGCTGCTAGAGCAAATTCAGGTGCAAAGTTATCGTTTGCGTTTAGTTTTGTTCGACCGAATATCGTAGGTCAACACGGTAATCTACTCTCATCTCTACACACCTGTCGATCCTAGTTCGCCCCCATCATAAACACACGAATAAGTAATGGCCCAAATCTATAACTTTTATAAGGATTCCCACTGTTAAATCTAAATTCGCCCCATTGAAAAGGTGTTCCTTTAAACCAACTAATCCAGTGCCAATCCCAATTCATTATATCCTCATGTGTTTATGGTGGAGGCGTTGGGTACTGCCCCCAAGTCCAGTATGCATGTTGAATCGTATCAACAATTACAAGTTTATTTATACACTATTCTTTTATTTTTGTCAAGCAAAAAATAATATAAAAAATATAGTGTAATAATACAACACCAAGAAATTCATACAATACGATATTTTCTTCTGGTGTAAATACCATTAAACTTTTTCCAAATAAACCTAAAAGGAATAAAAGGATAAAGTAAGAAACTATGGGGATACACACAAAGTACCCCCAACTTATTTTCATACCATCAGCTCAAAGTGTGGAGCGTCAATAAATGGGCGTCTTCCTTGAGAGCGCCTCAAATCAACATAGGCGTTCATGGCGTCTTCCATGGAACCATCCCACTCTCTAATGTCATCAATGTGCCAGGCTGCGCCCCAGCGGACTGCTACACCTTCTTCTATTGCAGCGGCCTTCATTGCGTCTGCAACTTCATCATACACATTGAGTTCCCAGACTCCACGGCCTCCAACATAAGCCATTAAGTCTACTGCAAGTCCGTCAAGATGCTTACTCTTCATTGTTTGACTTGCACCCTTAGCAACTAAAGCCTCTTGTTCTTCAAGAGTTCTTAAACCTTGGATCACTCCAAAGTCGACCTCAGTCAATTCGATAGCACGGCTGACAACTCTAACCATGTCATCATGAACACCTTCCAGTTTAGAAAGTGATCTGTTTGATAATTTAAAAGTCATTTTTAATCCTTTTCTTTGTCTTTGTCAAAATTAATTGTAATATCACTTGGAGTAAGTGACACATTATATGAGTCTGTAAAAGTGATATCAGAAGTATCTAGTGTGACATCCATATTATCGAAGGTGACAGAACCGATGTCATAATCTCCAGTAAAAAGCAAATCATCCAACCCATTACCAGTTAATGTTATGGTATCTTCTGAATCTTCTTTTTTAGGAAATTCAACAATTTTGGCAGTGGTATCTAAACCATTAAGTCTATTATACATTTCTTCTGCACTTACAGAATATTCATCAAATAATTCTTTTCCTGCAGCAAGGTCATAGTCTTCATCGGAAACACTTTCGATATGTTGAATTTCACCTTTCTTAATCCAATCAAAACCTGCAGCGATCAAAAAGATTTCGATTTTCTCCAACACTTCACCAAGTGTTGCATCTGTCCCATCAAATGAATAAGTAACAACATCTTCTTTGCCCCCGTCATCGTGTACACTACTAAAAGTGTATTTTGTACTATAGTCTTCCATTATTAATCTCCTGAGATATTTTCATCTGTCTGTTTATATACGCCTGTCGTTGTAAATATTGCCTCATCCTTGACCTTGCGTCTCGCAATCTAATCCTTAATTGATTTATATTTGATCTTTTCATTATATACTCCACAATTATATAGGTTATCAAAAAAAACTATCAATCGTAATATCTGCCTTGTATCTTGCGATATTACTCTTATTATGTTTTATGTCATTACTGTGAATGAATGGCATATCATCACACCATTCGTATTCTGTTTCGCCAGGCCGTTTAATTTTCCACTGCAAATCATCATCTTTTGGATACTGATTTGTCCAACAACAAGTTGAATATCTATTCATATACTTTCTATCTGTTTTTGTCAATGGATAGATATATCTGAACTGTTTACCCCATACTCTTGAAAACCCCATATCACCCATTTTGGCGTCATTTGGTCGAGGGCCATACTTCGTATCATGTCTACCCATCTCTTTCTTCATCTTCCTCTGTATAGTCCTAAAATGCACCTTCTCGCCTGTCTCAGAGACATATACATCAGACCATATAAAACCGCCGTAAAGAAAGTTTGCAGATTGGTAAACATATCCTGGCTTTCCAACTATTCCATCTGCCCAAGTATACAGATATTTTGCATCTGTATTTTCACGCATCCACTTTACCGTTTGAGATAACATTTGGGATTCGGAGTTTCTGGGCATAGAATCATCCATGCACATCTTTCCGATCTCAAAGTAATCGGATGTAGTCAAATCTGGAAACATCTTTTTAATAGTTCCCATCGGATTAGTTCCCCATCCTAATGTTAAAACCCCAACCAACTTATCATCTAAGTGAAAACCTAGATAATGTTTAGTTAATCGAGGCATAACTGCAGAATAATGGCGTTCTGCAACAAATACAGAAGCATTATTCTTGTGAAGGGGCCTTATATCATACATTAAACAACCTTATAATCGCCCATAGTGGTTCGTTGTTCAACTTCATTCCACATACTTTTCTGATCTAGATAACTAATCATATTTTCTGGAGTTGTTTGAACATATGGGTCATCATCACTACCATCGTTATTGATGCCTGGCTCTTGCCACCAATGTTCAACAACCCCATCATTAATTACACACATGTATCTCCAACTACGCATACCAAAACCTAAGTGGTTTTTACCAATCAACATTCCCATGAAACGAGTAAAGTTTCCAGAACCATCTGGAATCACTTTTACATTTTGAATGTTCTGTGCCTTGGCCCATGCATTCATAACAAATGCATCGTTAACTGAAATGCAGTATACTTCGTCAATACCATAATCTTTAATCTTTGAATAATTACTCTCAAAGCCTGGCAATTGGTATGTAGAACAAGTGGGCGTAAATGCGCCGGGCAAACTGAATAAAACTACTCTCTTACCTTTAAACAATTCATCACTTGTTACATCTTCCCATCTAAATGGGTTTGGGCCTTCGATTGATTCATCTCTAACCCTAGTTCTGAATACCACACAAGGTGGTCTAAATCCTTCTATCATACAGCCGGTTCTCCTCTCATCATAAACTTTTTCTGTTTTCTAAAATCGCCCCAAACCTCACTTGCCTTAACTCTTATAAAAGGTTTATTTGTTTCTGAGGTATTTGGGTTTGGAATTGTAAGAACTACATTCTTTCCTTGCTGCCATGCCTCTCGTTGACGAATTGCATGTGCAAGAGTTCCTTTTGGGTTTTTAGTTCTATTCTTCCGTGATACACTAGGGCGTTCGCCCTTAGATGTGTAATTCTTTCCCTTTGATTTTCCACCCATTAATCTAAATCTCCATACTCTTTAAGCCTTTCAAATCGAAACGATCTCCATCCCTCTTTTTCCAAATCCCAAACAACAATAAGGTTTGGGTCTTTTTCTTTTTGAACTGATCCTTCCACCTCTACTGGGTTATCAGGCCACGGCACGATCTTCGGATTTGTCGTGCAATGCATTACTCTTAGAGTTCCGTCTGCCTTTTCGAACACTACTCGTTGTGCCTTTTCCTGTAGTATTGCCCTTAGTGTTGGTGCGTCCAGATTTGATATTGGACTTTGTTGTTGCATTTGTTCTACCATTATTTCTCACCTTTTTTGCATTTACATTTTTATCAGTATCGCATGTTTTTTTGTATAAGTCAAGATAAAAATTCCAATGTTTTTCAGTATCATTATATTTTGCATCATATAATATACTCCAATCACCCATTCCCCAAGACAATACATGTCTACCATGTTTTGTTTCCTTAGTAATTGCGTACTTGGCGCCATCTTTGCCTGGAAATTTTATTTGTTCATCAATTAAACTAGTATCGAACTTTTGTCTTGGTGGGGGTGGGGGATATGAACGAGGTTTCTTTTTTGATTTTGGTGGGGACGGTTTTGGGCCCTTATACCCAATCTCATACCACTTGGGTTCTGGTGGTAATGATGCTGCCCGAGCGGCCTCCATCTCTGCTTTGGTTCTGCGCTTCCTCTTTTGTTTTGGTTTTGAGGATTGAGACTCGGCCGCTCGGGCGGCCTCCATTTCTGCCTTTGTTCTTCTTTTCCGTTTAGGTTTCGCTTCCGTCTTCTTCACCATTATCATTACCAATCAATTTTTCTGCACTCTTGTCATCAATGACTTCACGAATGTCCATAATTTTTTCTCTTCCAATCATATCTATTATAAGATTTGTTAGGTCGATTTCTTTGCGAATGAAAAACATTTTATGATTTAATTTTTCTAACTCTCGTTGATAATATTCAAGCTCTTTTTCTTTTCGAACCTTTTGTTCTATTATATCAGTTAGAAGAATTATTTTTCTTTCTTTGTCTTCCATTTACATACAACAGTCTTCGTATCTTTCGCTATGCAATCTATGTTTTGAAAGATCGCCGTGATGTTCTTTCATTTTAAAGAAGTTTATTATCCAATTAAACATATTAAATTCCTAACTATACTTCAATATCTTCTCTATATATACAAATTGCCTGACTGTCTGGTTTAAAATAACCATCACCTCTGCCAACTTTATACGATAATAATTCTCTATTGTCAAAGCATTCGTACATTGTTGGGTATGTTCCTTCCACTGTAGACGTTAGTTCGCCTTGAATGAAGACAATAAAAACTAAAGTCCACATAAGATTCTCCTCTAATTGGCACAGGCGGACAGAATCGAACTGCCATCTTCAGTTTTGGAGACTGATGTGTTGCCACTACACCACACCCATATTAATGGTGCCGCTAGAGAGATTCGAACTCCCGACCTACTGATTACAAATCAGTTGCTCTACCAACTGAGCTACAGCGGCGTATTTTCTATTTCACTTTCTCTTTTTTTAATCCATTCCTTTAATTCACATACCTTTTCAACATACATCATGTATGCTTCATACCATTCTGCATCTCCAGTAAGTATCCATTGTTGACTGCACTGATCGGCGTTCTGAACTAAATTCTTAATTATGTTTTGGTAATTGTCCCTAAACCCAAGTGACATAACTGTTCCTATTCTTTTAAAGTTAACTCCAACTTAATTAGAATGCATTTTCATAATATATAAATCCTTTTTCACTCCTCATCAAATTCACTTAATAGCCAGTGTAACTCAATGAGGAGTGATTGTCAATAGGTAAATTTATTATTTACCGTAACCCTCTGGGCGATAGTAGTATGACGTATCCTCACCAGAGAACATGTTCTGCATCGAACCTTCACCATCTGCATCAAAGTCTGCTTTGGTGTTTGCAGATGCAGAGAAGTTCATAGAGAAGGTTGCAACACCACGGCCTTCTGCGTCACCGTTCATTGTAGATGATGCGCCACCAGACGAATTGCCATTACCATCATTGATAAATGCAAATGCAGAAGTCGAAGTCATTGCCAAAATTGCGATTAAAGTTTTCATTGTATTTTCCTTGCACCAATTGGTGCGGTAGTGCTAATATATTAGTAAATGATTAATTACTAACAGATACTAGTATATATCAAAAAAGTATAAGAAATCAAGACTTTTTTGCACAGAAATTTTTTATGGGGTATAAGTTTATTTTATGTCGTATAATGTATACTCACATGTAAGTTCTTCGCCTGGCCAAATATCTCTAGTGGCAACAATAAAGAACCTACTATCTTTTCTAATCTTTACTATATTCGGCTCATCAGAGTGATTATAAAAAGCACCCAATGGAGTTCTTTGCAATTCTTCTCCCCAATAAAAATGTGACATTCCGATCTCTGTTCCTTCTTTGATCGGTTTTACACACCAAAGGCCAAGTCCATGTATACCTGATTTTTTTATTGTTACTTCTTCTGGTAGAGGTTTATACATCTTGTGTCCTTACTGTTTATTTGGCTCCCAGAGAGGGGTTCGAACCCCCGACCCAATGATTAACAGTCATTTGCTCTACCAACTGAGCTATCTGGGAATATTCCTAAATTGGTCGGGGTAGCTGGATTCGAACCAACGACCCTCTGCTCCCAAAGCAGATGCGCTACCAGACTGCGCTATACCCCGATAAATTTTTGGAGCGGATGAGGGGAATCGAACCCCTGTCATTAGCTTGGAAGGCTAAGGTAATACCATTATACGACATCCGCCTAAACTTCAACATCAACTTTACTAACTGGTTCGACTGTTCTAATCTTTCCAGTTTTGTCGTATGTTCTATAAACTTCTTCAACCCTAACAGAGTTTCCAAAGTCTTTATGCGTTACTACAATGTTATGAATCTTATCACCGACATTTAGTTGCCTAACATACTCACTCACAATTCTTACTGGTGGTACTGGTGATACTTGCATTATAGTAACTCCGAATAAAAGGGACAGTAGGTGTTTTTACTTTTAGCAGTTTGAGGGGTTACAGGCCGCTTTATTTTCTTATACATTAGTCGCCTCTTCCTACTGTCCGCCCCTGTTTAATCTTGTTGGTTTCTAGTGAGGGATTTCCAACTTCCCACCTGAGTCTTCTATTTAGTGTCGTTTTCAGGCTTAACCGTGTTTTTACTCACTCGACAAATCGAGCGTCCGACTCGCCCGATATTAATTGGCCTGCCCTGTAGGATTCGAACCTACGACCCACAGCTTAGAAGGCTGTTGCTCTATCCAGCTGAGCTAAGGGCAGATTTCTATGTTTCATAAAATAGTCATTACAAGTATTAATGTACCATATATGAAACATATTGTCAATATATTTTTAATTTTTTTCCCTTAACTTTATCCATTCTTCATGAACTCTAAGTTGATGCTCAAGTTCATAAACTGTTTCTTCTAATAGAACAACCTTTTTAAAAAGATGTTTAATAAGTTCTCTATCAGAGATACCAAACATTTTTGCTTCATCATCGTTAATACGAATATCTGAAACTTCACTTTCTAAAAAATTCATTACACACCAAGAATTCTGGCAACATCATTGTGTCCAGTTTGAATTCTTCCCCCATCACGCAACCAATCTTCTACCTGTCCAAAGTAGAATGCAGCATCTTCTTCTCCACGCTCTTCTAAAAGAACCTTTGCATTTTTGCAGAAAGTAGTTAAAGACATTGCATCTATTTTACTACTATCATTCATTGCAGCTGGTTTCCAGTTTCCTCTTCGCTGATTACTCATTTTCTACTCCCAATTATTTTGAGTTTCATGTCATCACTTCTAACGAAGGCATTTAAAACAAATCGTCCAGTCTCATTAACTGCATAAATCAATACACTGCGGAAACTATTTTCTTTATGAATTTCATATGCCATTTTTATAGCATCTTCAAAAGTTTTTGTTTCCCCGACTTGTTTTGTTGAGGTTTGAGGTTTAAATGCTATAATACTATAACTTACTGCATTTAATCTAATATCTTCCTCATACTCATCCAAATCCATCTAAGTTCCTTTCTTGAAGAAATTTAAATTGGCGAAATACATATGTTCATACCTATTCCACTCTTCATCAAAAATTGTTTCCAACTTTTCTCTAGAAATCTTTTCATATGCAGACTCAAAAAACTGTTTCTTTGCAGAATCATAATCAAGTCCAACAGAATACAGTCTACCTATATTATTTTTTACTTCAGAAATTTGTGACATTTTAACTCTCCATCAAATTGACTTGAACAGGAATTTCTTTTGTAATGGTATGAAGTTTTTTTATGATCGTATCAACTTCATCTTCTGTCAAGTATCCCTTAACATCATCTTCAACAATGCCAGGCAAATTTGCAAATTCTCCATTGATGAATACTGCGATTTCATAAGGGGCATTCTTGGAACCATATGCACCTTCACCACTGACAACACTCAGTTGATGATGCTCACCAAAAGACAATAATGAATGGAAACCGCCAGGCATATAGTCCTTTTCAATCATTTTAAAATCTGCAAGTTTCATTTTAAATAGTCCACTTCCTTTGTTCTTCAAAAGCGATTTGTGCCGCTTGATAGTAATCACGATCTTCATCGTTCATGTGACTGAAGTAAAGTCCAACTTTATCCAGTTCAATCATAAACTCTTCTGGTGACTCAATATGTCTCTGACTCTCTAAACTCTCTTGTACAGTATCCATGAGGGTTTTTATTTTTTCTTGTATTTTCGACATTTATAATTCTCCTTAACTATAATACTTAGTCGAAAAAACCAAAAATGTAAAGTAACATTCTACATTTCTCCAATTTCAAATGACCAATATTTACCATCAGATTTAAGTTTTGCAACAACATCTAATGCCTGTTCTTCCGTTAGTGCTTCCCAACGGAATTTTTCTTCACCGAATCTTTCTTTCACTTCAACAAAAAACATCTAAGTACTCCTGATTACTAGTTTCCAAAACTACGATGTGTCCAAAATTCTCTTCAAATACTTTAAGGAGATTGAGATAATCTCCAGATTTCATATCTTGTATGATAGACTCCGAATCTACACCACATATAGAGGCAAGTTTTTCTGCGATACCAAAAAGAACAAATGCATTCCCTTGGGGGCCATCCAAATCGATATGAATTTTTTCATTGTATTTTTTTGTACGAACTGCCATGAATTATGCCGCCTCTTCTAGAGCCGTGCAAACATAAGGTTTATCCCACTTACCCACATTGATATCCAAGTAGTATGCAATATCAAAATAGTCAATCTGGGCATCTGTGTTGTTATACCAACCAGTACCTTTCATTGCAGCAATAAGTTCTTCTAGAAACTCTTGCGCTTCACCGTAGTGTTCGGGATAGTAGGTATTGACTTGAATATATCCTTCACTTGGATAATAACGGCCATTGCGGCGTTCTGCGATCTCTTTGTTTTTAGCATTTGCCATACCAATAAAATCAGCAACACCTTCTTTAATGTTCACAACAAGAGAACTATGATTGTCCACTGCAATCGAACCCTTATAACCGTACTTCTTAAGAACGGATTTGATCGCAGGGGCGAGTGATTTTTTCATTTCTTGGGAAACATATGCCATAATTTAGATCCTCATCACTGTTTTCATCAACTTACATATATAATATAATACTTTTTGGGGTGTTTGTCAAGCCCTAAAGAAGAATTTTTTACATATTTCGTCAATTTTTTCCTTGCCCAATTCCCATTCGTAGAGATAATTCTCTAATTTTCTATAACAATATGCATCCGATTGAAGATCAAACGGTTCCGCATCGTTTTTTTCTACTTGATACATGGTTCTGAGGGCGGGGATCCAACTACAATCGTAAATCATCATAGCTTGTTTTAGAGCAGACTTGAAGGCACTAAGTTTTTCTTTATAATATTCTTCATAATACGCTTCAATGTCGGGTTCTGGATAATCTGGCTCATCCCAAAGTCCATCTTCCATCAAACCAACAACATAATTACCCATCTTCGACATTTTTTCACCTCATCTGTTCACTATATTTTATATAATACAGTAAAATTACGATAAAGTCAAGAATATTTTACAATTTTTAGTAATCGGCCAAGTATTTTGACCAGTGTTCACTCCAAAGGTCTGCAATAAAGTCATCAATTTCTTCTTGACTCCAGTGTTCGACAAGTTCTTTAGATTTCATACACTCATTTTTTGCATGTTCTAAACTTTCAGACTCCTGTACAGTCTGAATTACAATTTCTTCAAACGCTTCTTCTTGCTGGCATTGACGTTCAGCCAAATACATTCGGTTAGACTCCTAAGAATTTCCATCCATGAATATTAATAAATGATTCTGATAGTTGTTTTTCTAATGAAAACGCTTCAATTTCCCATGGACGTTCTTCATATTTAGTTTCTGAGGGTATTTGACCACCCTTCCACAACTGATGTTTGATTGAGTGTTGTATTAATTCTTTACGAACATACTGTTTTACATGAACCATCTCATGTAAAATTGTCTCAACAAAGTCTTTTGCAGGCAATTTGGAATCAACACGAACAATATACCAACGATCATCATCGTCAATACAATCGCCCCAGATACCTTCTTTACCATTTAAGTTTGGAATGAGTTCGACTTCGACAACAACGTTTCTGTGTCGAGGAAATAAAATACTTTTAGCGAAAGTTACTACTAACTCCGCCAGTTTTCTTTTATTTTTAGTGGAACCTTTGACATAGAGTTCTTCAAAATCTACCATAACAACCTCTAACTGTTCCCTATACTATTAATATAGGTACTCCACATACAAATGTCAAGCTCTATTTTAAGATTTTTTATATTTTTTATCGGGGTTATTTGTTAATTCTTTAACTATTTTATGAAACTCGACTGAATCTTCTGGAATTACTTTTTCCATTGAGTTTAATAAGACGGTTGCTCCCATACAAAAACCTTCAAAGTGTGCCTTTTTCCAAGTTCTTGTAAGTGCGACTACAAAGAATATCCCGATGGTGATAATCATCCACCATTCTAGATACATTTGATATCCTTTTTAATTATATTTACTAAAGTAATCATCTATGTATGATGGAATTACTTCTAAAACTGAATCTATTCTAGTTTCTTGATATGTTCTAACTTTCAAACCAATTTGTGTTATAATATATTCAAGATACTCTATACGTTCATTGTGTTCGTTATGTTTAAGGGGCAATGGTGGGTCACTAAACAATTCTAACTGTACTTCATGCATATTATTCTCCATTTTTTATTTTTTATTTTTTAAGAATATGCCTTCTCTAGAACCCAAGTCATTGCAGTTTCCCAACCATCTCTCCATGCCTGTTTTCGAAAATCATCATCCGTCCAAGGACAATGTTCAAATCCAAGTCCTTCACGGCATGCTAATGCGCCTTGTTGGAATGCTTCTCTGTATTTCACAATAGTTCTTTTATTATGAAATAAATTTTCTTCTAACTTTTCCATGATGAAAGTTTCGATAAATTTACTACAACTCCAGTGTTCCACTTTTTAGCTTCAATCAGAGCATCTTCTTTATTGTCAAACGTTAAGACGGAATCAGCTGTCGTCCAACTATTTCCTTTTTGTTTCCTAACATATTCATATTCGCCCTCATCGATTTCGATTTGGACTCCATATAGTATATCCATATTTAGTTCCTTTCAAAAACTAATCACCGATATGATTCCACTTTAAGAGTTCAATGTTATCATCATTGTCCTTACGAAAACGCAAGTATCCATTATCGATGAGTTGATCTAAAGTGTTTTCGATTGCTGCAACATCACTTTCTTTTTTGTTTCCTCGGCCCCATATGAAACCAAACACAGTGAAAATGACTGCAGTAATTAACAACCAAGCTTCTATTGACATTTTTTGTCTCCTTTAAGATTTCGATATAATCTAGTATTCTTCATCCGCAAGAGCATTAAGTTTGGGAATTGCCCATAACATAAGAGTCAATCCAAGCAGTGAACCAAGAATTGCTTCCGTAAAGGTAGCAGTATCCTGTTCAAGTCCACCAACAGAACCAAAAACCAACAACATTCCAATCATAAAACGAATCATAATCTAATCCTTTCGTTATTTCACTATAACATTATGACAGAAAGAACGAAACTTGTCAAGTACTTTTTTAACCCCAATCCTTGAAGTCACCACGTTCTTCGTTGTCATTATAACCTTTAGTGTACTCTACAATTTCTTGAGCAGTCATATCCTGCATTTCAACACGGTCAGAATTGTATGACGCACCTTTATAATAGTGAGGACTGTAAGCTCGTCTATAATAACTATCCGCACTTCCTCTATCGTAAGGGCCTCCATGACGTTTATCATAGTCACATTCACTCAATTGAGTTTGAGCTAGTTTATTCCACCATCCCATTTCACAGTTCCTTTCATATTATATTAAAGACTTTGACCTGACCGATTTTTCGACTCATTTCTATTTATACATATACTATATCAGAAAGTCTTACAGGAGTCAATAGAAAATGTCGGAAGGAAACCCCAATAGAACCATGGAAAGAATGCGAGTCTTAGAAGAATCTCTCAATATTGCACACGATAAAATCAATTCACTGGAGATGGCACTCTATCTTGCAAAGAAACAAGAGAAAGAACTCAAAGAAAAGATTTTGAACTACGAGAGAAAACTCCCACCGTCACTTCCGAATTCCCTTTAAACAGTCTGAAATCAAACTGACAGTTCTTTTTGATTGAACAATCTCGTAGTGATTACGGTCAATTGCATAGTAATCAACATCCTCTCGACTCATCATAGATTCCATTGTGACTACGCCATCATTCTTTCCTGCTATTAAAGGAATATCTCCAGTTGTTGTAATCACCTGTTTCCAAGGAATTGCAATTCTAATCTTTCGTGACTCTGTGATAAATCGACTGGTAGGAACGATATCTGCAAACAATTGATATTGAGGTGCAACCCATCTTCCCCATTGTGCTACTTCAGAACCATTGAAAGGAGTTGCAAGTGAAACCGCAAACGAAGAGTTGTATGCAAATTCTTCCTGCAAGTAGATTCCGTAGATGCCTCCTAGAGAATGCATAATATAAAATAACTTGTCATTAGGACGCATTTGTTCTCTCAACGTTTCCTTTAGAAAGTCTAGGTTCTCTTTCGCAGTTGCATCTTTGGAATTATAGTTAAGGTATATTGGATTCTTTGCATTGATATTTTTTTGAATAAACGCAAAGGTTCTTTCAGTTGCGGTTGCACCGTGAATGTAAACAATTCTCATCTCTTAAACAACTCCCAAAATCTTCCAAGAAGTATTAAAATGCCTCCAAAGAATAACCAAGTCGTAAAGGCGCCGAATCCATCATAGTACCAAATAAATGGCATTGCGCCGATCCAGACTGTCTTTGCTAGATAAGACTTCCAGTTCCATAGAATGTATAGAAATCCATCAAAGGAACGTAAAGACTTCGGACGTTCTGGGCCAAAGTCCAGTTTTGTTTTCGGTGTATCCTTATTCATCCACCAAACCCACCAACAGATAGGAAGAAAAACAATTAGAAATACTAGGATATCAGACATTAGAGAACTTCTTATTCACTTCTGAATGTTTTCTTTCATCTTCTCTTACACACTTTATCATATCCGATAAACGTGCATTCTGATTTAAACCATAGTAATCGATTGCTAATTGTGGTGCTGGAACATTTTCTATTTGTTTATTCTCTATCATTGCTAGGTATTCTGTGTAGGATTTGACGGCTTCATCTTCGAAGTAATGTATCATAAGATGTGCTGTCTTTGGACTGAGAACGTATAATAAGAAATAGAAATTCCAAAAGAGTATCTGTGCAATTAGAATAATCTGTCTTTCTAACCAATTAGGTTTTGCAATCTCTATAAAGAACATTAAATGCATACGTTCATTTTCTGCTTCTGCGAGAAGTTCTCTAATCATAGGGCCGTAACCTGTCTTTGCTTGTCTTAGAGACTTGAGATGAATCCACATTCCTGCAACCATGCCTGGGACTCCTGCAATTGTCTCTAAGACTACTGCACGATGTCCATAACGCTTTGCAAAGAATGTATCTGCAAAAAACCTAAAAAACTTTGTCATACTTCTTGCAAGACTTTCTCGCATTGTGTTATTCCTTCTTTTTCTCTCTTAAAGGTATTTAGAGATTTTACCCCCCAAAAAAAATTTTTTAAAAACACCTTTTAGAAAACTTGCAGACTTTTTAGAGGCGTGTCGGGTGACTATATCATCTCCGCAATATTTTTTAGGAGTCCCATAAATTTAAAGTTACACTCTAAGTATTTTCGAAGATGACAAATAAAAAAACCCTTAGAGAATCCTTGCAGACTCCCTAAGGGCAAGTTACCATTATCTAAGGAGATATTTCAGTCAGTTCCTAATACTACTTAGGTAAAATATCATGCACCGATGGTCAAATAATAGCCATCAGCACTCACAGTCACATACTCATCTTCACTACTCATTACTCTTAATTCACTACCTGTAAAATGAATACAGGCTTCATTCATGATGTCGAAATCCTTTGAGAATATTCTAACATTCTCAATAGGATCTTTCCAATTCTCCATACCTTCTGTCAAAACATCAAAGGCTTCATTTAGAATGGATTGTCTTTGCATATCAAAAACAGTATTCATATCTAACTCTCCTAACTCATAGCACGAACATGTTTACCTACTTGGCCGTCTAAGAAGTCTCCCTTACTAGCCCAGTTACGAAAGGCTGAACATTCAGTTTCATTTACCATACATGAAGCAGCTAAAGGACAAGTATCACAAGGACATGATCTCTTATTCAGTGGCCCTAAGATTTCTTCAATCTTCTCTGAGAGAACATCTGAGAAAGCATCAGGAACACCTTTCATAGCTTCTGCATCTATCCAAACTTCATGAGTCATTCACAATCTCCATAGAATATTTAAATTTATCTGAATCATCATCAGCATAGTTAATATAACAGTTTGTCAAGAAGAAGTCAAGCACTTTTTTAAATTATTTCCAATTTTTTTTAAATAATTTTTCTTCCTGAGCATAAGCAGATATCTCCCAAGGCTGTGTCTCGTAATTACAGTCATAATAATTACGGCCTTTATACATATATCCGTCAACCAATTCTTTCTTGATTATTTGTTTTGCGTGAACCATTTCATGAGCAAGTGTAGTCATCATCTGGTTCATATCAGATGTCTTTAAGATATCGATATAGACAAGTTTCTCAGTACCCCAACAGAGTCCAAGACAATCATCTAAATCTTTTCGAAAACGGATTTGAATAAGGCGGGAATAATATCGATTAATACCTAGATCTTTTTCTAGATCTTTTACATATTGATATACTTTTGCAGAGTCTTTAATACGTCCCAGTGCAATCGTAGCCATACAGTAATATCTCTAACCAAACAATATGCATATTTTCGCATGGCCTAGAGACCCTGTCAAGCATTTTCGAAGGTTTTTTCATGGATTTTTTCGATAATTCTCTGAGATATCATCGATATTATCTATGATTTGTTTCGAACCCCTCAGCGGCGAGCAGAAATTTGCTCCGCAGATTTAGACCAAGGGGGTAAAAACTTGTAGCCCTCGTATTTCTATGGTTTCTGCAACAGATTCAATGGTTTTTTGTGGGTCTTTGTGGGAAAACGTGGGATGATTTGGATAAATTTCTTATTATATTCCAAGAATTCTTGGTATGCAGTTCATTATAACACAGTGTGTAAGTAGTCCTATCAATACTCCATACGCAAAGCATTCTTCTCTACTGCAGTATCCTAAAAACGTTGACAATTTTTCCATGGTTTTTCCCCTCTGAGTCCTATTTATAACTCTTTCAGGTTAATTGCATATATGTCCATGAAAGACTAAAAACGACTATCAGAATACTCAGTAATTCTGTCTTTGTAATGATTCGATACATCTCCTTATCCTATTGTATTTACATACCCTGTTCGATTAAATAAATCTGCAGGATTGCACTGAGGCTGACTCCTACAATTTCTTATATTATGTTCCCATTGTAATGAATTTGGCATCCAGTCAAACTCTGGTAATTCTCTATTAGAATTTGTTTCTGTTATACCTGTACATGATACCAAGAATGGCAAAAAGAATATTAATTTTTTCATAGCATTTCTCCTTAGTTTATCTATAGAGTATACTACGAAATTACTCTTATTTTAGTTGTGTTAAATTGTAACTTCTACGAACTTTCTTCGTGACTTACTGAACTGCTTAGAGGGTTTATTAAATCTCAGTAATTCTTTTGTACCTTGTTTAATATATCCTACACATTGTCCATTCTCAAAAGCATAGATATGATTAGGATATTCCCACTCTGTAATCTCTTTTAGAAATTTCACTCAGTCTCTTCCTTAACGATAAAATTAACTTTTACAATATTATCTTTTTCTTTCTTAATAAAGAATTCTAGATTATTCTCTGTAAGAATCTTTCTCAATTCAACGAGTGTAACTTGTCTTAACTTCATTCAATAACTCTTTCGTAATTCTATTTGCAGGCAGACATGCAACATTGACAATTTCATCATTAAATCCAGCAATCGAAATCACCTCTATTGCAAGACGATCACTATTTGCAGGGTTATTAATGAAACTCTTGCATTCGTTCTGTGTATCGAATTGCAGACTCTTTACTACAAATGGTTCTGTATTCATCATGACAAATAAAATTAACCACTTCATCAATCTTCTCCTTTAAGAATCCACCAGAAGGCAACAATAAAGAGTGCGAATATTAAAAAAATAAATTCCATGATTACTCATACTTTATTTGTTCATCTTCATGAAATGCAGGATATCCAAACGGCAAACTTCCATCAGAAACTGAATTGAGTTTACTAGGGGCACGATCCCAATCAATCTCAGAATCTTTCT